GGCGGCGCCGCCGGCGGGGGCCGGCGGGCGGAAGCGCGGGCAGAGCGTCGAGGAGGCGCGCCAGGCGGCGGACGACTTCAACGCGCGGAGCGAGTCGCTCGTGGCCGAGCGGCTCGCCGAGCCGGCGGCGGAGGCGGCCGCGGCGGCGAAGCGAACGGAGGAGACGTCCGAGGCGGCCGTGAAGACGACCGAGCTCGGGCTGTCCCAGATCGCGGCCTCGCTCGACCGGCTCGGCGCGTTCCTGATCGCGCGCGAGAAGGTCGTCGCGGACGCGGCGCGGGACGCAGCGCGGCGGGAGCTCGAGCTCGAGACCCAGTTCCCGAGCCTGACGGGAGTGATCTGATGGCCTCCACCGCGGTGTTCGGCGCGACGGCCGCCTGGCTGCTGATCTACGACTTCAAGCGGTCGCCCGCGGAGGCCGCGGACGACCCTCGCGGGAAGTGGCCGCAGCCGCAGCTCGACCGGCCGACCAACTGGCCGGAGGCGGAGGTCACGGAAGGTACCATCGGGATCGTGGTCCTCCCGACGGCGCCCTGGCACCGCGCGTTCCCGATCGGGAAGTGGCGGACGACCGTCCCGCTCTCGGGCAGCTCCTACCAGGTCAAGACGACGTCGATCGAGCGCGGCGCGCTATCGGTCGACCCGGTCAGCCGCGGGCTCGCGCCGGCGATCGACGGCAGCTCCGGAAACTTCACGTTCCAGCACTCGTTCCGGCACGGCGTCGCGTTCGCCAGCCCGCTCGTCCTGGACGAGTTCCTTTCCGACCAGACCAGGGACCTCCACGAGGCGTTCCGGTTCTACGACCCGACGCTCGTCCAGGTCGGGAAGGGGAACAGCCCCGAGTTCTCCGCGCCGAACCGGCCGGAGCGGTATCTCCAGGATTTCCGGCTCGGGACCGAGGCCTACCTGTGCGACGTGATCGTCTTCTGGGACGGCCAGGTCGTGAAGACGGCCACGCCGAACCCCTACTCGGTCCCGGACGGGGACGGGGAGTACCCGAAACCGACGCTCGAGAACGCGATCATCCTCAACGTCAACTGGGGGACCGACGTCCTAACGCTCCTCTTCGACGCTTGGTCGGTCGGGTTCCGCCCGGGGATGGTGCTCTCCGTCGGGAAGTTCGACCTCCAGGACCACCCGGGCGGGGACGGGGAGGACGCGGGCGGGATCGACGTCGGGTGCGAGCTGGTCAAGATCGAGGAGATCCGGGAGACCGTCGCCGGCAACGGGGACTGGCGGGTCGTGGTCCTCCAGGAGCCGGTCCGGAGGCCGCCGCAGATCATCGCCGGCCAGCCGGTCTCCTACACGGCCGGGCTCCACGTGCGCGGGTTCGTCGGGCTCTACCGGGAGGTCGCCTTCCAGCGGATCACGGCGGAGATCAACGAGCAGACGGGGCGCCTCGCGACGCTCAACTACAACTTCCTCGGGCGGAAGCGGCCGCTGATCCAGAACCTCTCCCGGCTGGTCCCGTTCGGGACGACGACCGGGATCTTCACGGCGGAGACGGACGACACGCTCACGTCCTCCGGCCACGGGCTCGTCAACGACGACCGCGTCGTCCTCTGGGCGGACCCGGGCGCGGCGATGCCGGGGGGCCTGAACGCGAAGGGCGCCTACTACGTAGTCCTGACGAGCAAGACGTTCACGGACGCGAACGTGAACGCCGGCGCGAACACGATCGCGATCGCGTCTCACGGGTTCTCGTCCGGAGAAGCGGTCCGGCTCTACGGCATGTATCTCCCGGCGCCGCTCCTCGAGGGGGTCGACTACTACGTGATCGTCGTCGACGGGAACACCGTCAAGCTCTCCGCGGTCGCCGGCCCCGGGACTGAGATCGACCTGACAACGACCGGGACCGGGACGATGAAGCTCGGGCGCGCGAACACGTTCAAGGTCTCGACGACGCTGGGCGGCGGCGCGGTCGACGTGACCTCGACCGGCTCCGGGACGAGGCGATGGGTGAGGATCGAGGCGGGCGGGATCGGGGAGCCGGGCGGCGCCGGGGACCTCTTCAAGAGCGCGAGGTGGCCGTAGCGTGCTCTACGTCTACCGGAACCGCGAGTGCAGCGCGAACCCGTGGGCACTCACCACGAAACTGCTGACGGAGGACGCCGCCACGCGACCGTTCTTCCCTCCCCAGCTCTGGGAGCGCGTCGCCGTGGCCTTCGAGGGTTTTTTGGTCACGACCAAGACGTTCCCCGCCGCGGACGTGAACGCGACCACGAACGCGATCACGGAAGCGGCGCACGGGCTCGCAGACGGTCAGGCGGTCCAGCTCCGGAACCTCCTCGGGACGCTTCCCGGAGGGACCGCCAAGGGCACGCAGTACTTCGTCCAGGACAAGGACGCCGACACCTTCAAGGTATCCACGTTCCCGACCGCGCTCGCCGGGGTCGTGGCGACCGCCTCCAACAACCGGATCACCAAGGTCGCGCACGGACTCGCGGTCGACCAGCCTGTAGTATTCCGCAGCGTCGGCGCCTCCGGGATCACGGCGGGGACGACCTACTACGTCCGGGTCGTCGTGGACGCGGACAACTTCACGCTTTCCGCGACTCTCGGCGGGTCGGAGTTCGACCTGACCGGAGACGCGACGGGGATGATCTGCTTCCCGATCGTGGACCTTACGTCCCAGGGCAGTGGGACGCACACTCTTCTCGTGCAGCTCCACTACGGCGCGCCGGTCCCCGGACTCGAAGCGAACCCCCCGGATCCGGTGCTCGTGATGGACGCGGCGTTCGCTCTGAGCGCCGTCGCGCTCGTCTCGACGCCGACCGATCCCTGGTGGGAGGTCGCGCCCGCGACCATGACCGCCAACGGGTTCGCCTCCTACGCGCGCCCGTTCCGGCGGGAGTTCGACTATTTCGAGCTGCTCCCCCCCGCGAGTCCGGTCTGGGCCTACCGGCGCCGGCACGGGCAGGGCGAGTGGGCCTTCTCTCTCGTGAAACTGAACGAGGACGAGCGGACCCGCGGCGTGTTCGACCCGGATATCTGGGAACGGATCACGGTCGAGCTGACCGAGCCGTCGCTCGTCCAGCCGGCGGAGACGACGACCGAGCCGCTCGTCCAGATCAACTGGCAGTGGTACTTCCTGATCGAGCAGTACCTCCGGAACCGGCGGCGCGGGTGGCTGATCCTCCCCCCGCAGTTCCTGGTCCCCGCCGGCATCGTGACTTTCCGTCCCAAGGGAATCACGCCGGCGCTCCCGGCCGCCGCGGTCGCTGAGTCCTGGCCGACCTCGATCCGGCCCGACGCCGCGGAGGCGGCCGCCGACTCCGCCGGCCCGCTCGGGATCGTCCCCGCCGCGGCCGCGGCGGGCGCCGATACCGGAGGGCCGAACCCGTGAGCGGTCACCGGCTGCGCGTCGGGGTCACGCCGTCGATCTCCTCCCCGGCCGGCCCGGACGCCGACCGGGTCGTCGACCTCTTCGGGGACGACGGGCTCAACGGCGAGATCTCGATGGTCCGGTGCGAGAAGAACCGGAATGAGGGGGACCTCCTCGTCTTCCGGGAGCACGTCCCGTTCGACCGGGCCAGCTTCGCCTACGGGCGCCGCGTCGCGTACTACCATTCCGAGTACTCGCGCGTGCTCCACGCGCGGGGCGAGCTTCCGCCGTCCTACTCATGTTCCGGCTCGGCGACGGGGAACCTCGTCACGACGACGCTCGTCCCGCCGGCCGTCGCCCACGCGTTCATCGTCGGCGAGCCGGTCGTGTTCCGCGCCGCGGCCGGCGCGCTCCCGGGCGGGATCGAGCCGCTCCGCGCCTACTACGTCGTCGCCGCGACCGCGACCACGTTCCAGATCTCGGAGACGCGCGGCGGCGCCGTCCTCGACCTGACCTCGGACGGGACCGCCGGGTTCACCGTTACCAGCGACTTCCGGCAGCCGCTGTTCTCCGGCCGGATCGCGGAGATCAACCGGACCTCGGACGGGAGGGCGGTCGAGTACCTCTGCCGGAGCCTGTTCGACGACCTCAACTTCCAGGTGACGAACAACCCGCGCCTCGAGCCGAACCCGGACCCGAACCGCCTGTTCCCGCGGCGCGTCTACAACCCGGACCCGGACGACCCGGACTTCGACGAGCGGGCGCTCGCGGACCACCGCGCGGACGTGGTCGCGATCGGGGAGGACCTCGAGCTCAGCCACCTCTACGAGCTGACGCCGATCCTCGGCCCGTTCTACGTGGCCGGCGGGACGCACGACCTGTTCCCGGCCAGCTTCCGGATCTCGACCGACTGGTACGCGGGCCGCGCGCCGCGGCCGGGCAAGCTCGTCTTCGACGGGCCGTTCAAGGAAGCGGTCGTCGTGCTCGTGAAGAGCGTGAGCCCGACGATGCAGCTCTGGCAGCACACGTTCGACGCCCCGTTCGTGGACGAGATGCGGGTCCAGATCGACCCGTTCGACCAGCTCAGCGAGAACGGGCTCGCGTCCGGGTTCCCGAACCGCTTCCGCGTGGACGTGGACGACCAGCAGCAGGTCCTCCGGCACGGGTTCAAGGAGTCCTCCGGCCAGCTCTACACCGCCTGCCGGCTGGTCGGGCGGCGGGACGAGACGGAGCCGGCGGTCGCCCGCTTCGTCGCGGAGATCTCGACCTACGTCCCGCCGCACCCGAACGACCCGGCCTTCGCCGACCGCCGCTACGCGATCGTCCGCGCCTGGGACCGGAACCTCGAGCAGTACTGGTCCTGCACGCAGGCGCCGGTCTCGACCTGGACGGGGACTTCGGTCAACGGCGGCGGGCCGAACCAGCCGTTCATCCAGATCGGCTCCCTCGCCTGGCAGCCGCTCTGGTGGAGCGGCGGGCGCGTGAAGGTCGAGTTCAACGTCTTCAAGACCCCCCCGATCGTCGGCCCGCCGACCGTCTGGGAGGCGGACGTCGCGACCAGCTTCCGGGACACGCTCAACCTGGCGGCGGGCACGCCGGCGCCGCCGGCCGTCATCAACGGCGGCGGGCCGACCGGCTGGGCCGCGCTCCAGGTCCGGAATCTTCACCGGATCACCGTGACCGCGCGGCCGCCCGCGGCCGGGGGCTCCGCGGTGGACGTGTTCCGGACCTACCTCGTGGTCGACACGTCGCTGCCGCCGGTCTCCCCGGCGGCGCCGTGGAAGTACCCGCCGGTCTCCCTCTCCCACGTCTTCGACTCGTGCTGCGACGCGGCCTACCTCGTCCAGCAGCTCCTCGGGCCGAGCGGCTCGCCGACCGCGCAGATGATCCCGGCCGACTGGGACGTCGTGCGGGAGACGCGGATCGTCGGGGGCCAGAACGTCACGCTCGACCTGGTCTCGCTGCTCTCGCCCGCCTACGTCGGGGCGAGCTGCGCGACGCCGGGCTCCGCGATCGTGAACCCCGTCCAGGAGCTCCGCTTCTGCACGAAGACGGGCGGGACGCTCTCCGTCCGCTTCCCGGAGAACGTCGAGTTCTCGGCCGCGGCGCTGGCGTCGACCGACACGTTCGTCAAGGTCGGGGGCGGCGCCCACGGACTGTTCGCGGGCCAGCCGGTCCGGCTCTACGGGAGCGTCCCAGGTGGCGTGACGCTGGGCAGCCGCTACTACGTCGCGAGCTCCGGCTTCACGGCGACCGCGTTCAAGATCGCGCTCGCGCGCGGCGGGAACCCGGTCAACCTGACCGTCTCCAGCCCGTCCGTCTCCGTCTCCGCGGAGGTCCACCTCGGGTACGCGGGCCAGGCGACCTCGACCGCCTACAGCCGGCTCGGGATCGAGCGCGAGCTCCTCGTCTACCTGGACGCGATCAACGAGGAGTCGATGGAGCGGGGCGATCCGGCCACTCCGGCGAACCCGCAGGGATTCAAGCACCCGGAGTTCGTGGCGTCCGCGCGCAACCACGCGAAGGAGATCCTCGAGCAGTACAAGGACGTCCGCTACGCGGGCGAGCTGGTCCTGCGCGGGCTCCGCTTCGACTGGCTGGTCTTCCTGACCGCGCCGCCGCCGTTGCCGGCGCCCGCCTACGCGGCCGAGCCGTGCGTCCAGGCGTGCGTGGACCTCCACTCGGGCGGGAAGGTGATCGTCGAGCGCGCCCAGCACACGCGGGAGGTCTACGACTTCGCCGCCAACCAGACGTCCGTGACTCTGTCCACGGACCGGAGCGGGACGGGCGGCGCGTTCGACCGCGCGGTGGCGGACGTCCGGCAGCGGCAGAAGGCGGCCGCGCTCGAGCGCGTCGTGAAGAAGATGAACGACCGCGAGCGGTGCCTCGCGGGCGCGCGCGCGGTCGGCGGCGCGGTCGGCGGCGGCGGGGCGCTCGGCGGGGGGCTCAACGGGCCGAATGGTGGAGGGGCGTTCGGTGGACGCAGCCAGAACGCCACCCAGTTCGATCCAAGCGGGTTGCAGGCGCAAATCGACGCGCTCAACAACAAGGTCCAGAACGGTCTATCGGCGATCGGCTCCGGCCTCGCAGCGCTCTGGAGCAAGCTCGAAGCGGTCCAAGGCAAGCAGGACGCGGAGAAGGGTCCGGACGCCCCTGCCGACTCCGCCGAGTCGGCTCTGAGTAATCTCAACGAGGGATCTGGGCCGACCGCCGACGTGCCGATCATCGACGTCGAGGCGCTCGAAGACGTGGTCCTGGGGGTGGATGCTCGGGTGTCGGCTGTCACCTACGACATCCAGGGCCACCCTTCGATCATGGCGATCGTCCGCTGGGACGAGGAACGCCCCGCACCGGACCCCTACGTCGCTGAGTTCCTGCGGAACAAGAAGCAGGCGGTCAAGCTCCGCGGCGAACTCGACCCGGAGTCGAACACGATTCGGCCAGCAACTGGCACGATCACGCTGGACGCTGAGGCAGACACCGAGGTTTTCACCAAGGACGGAGGCGGGGCGCACGGTCTCGTCGTCGGCGAGCCGGTCCGATTCACGGACGGAAGCGGTTCCATCCCTGGCGGGATCACCAGCGGGGCGAAGTACTACGTCATCGCCGACGGGTTTTCCTCGACGGAGTTCAAGGTCTCGACGACCAGGGACGGCACCGCGACACCCCTGAGCGGTGACGGCTCCAACTTCACCGGGCGGCACCCGCAGCAACCCGTCTTCCCGGACAACATCAGCGGGAACACTGATCCTCTCGCGCAGGGGTCCTACACCGAGCTTACCGGGTGCATCTATTGGCCCCGGGCGATCATCGGGGACCTCACCCGCGGCCCCGGCAACCGCCTCTGGCCGCCCAGCTTCAACCCCGCGACGCACCTGACCTGGCTCCAGTACCTCGCGGACCCGGGCATCCACGGGGGGCCGATCGACCCGCTCGACTGGCCCACGCCGTCGGACGCCTACGCGCCCCTGGGCATCCCAGCGAACACGGTCAGCATCAACGGCGCGAGCCTCGGGAACGGCGTCGGCTACCCCGAGAACCTGGTCACCGGGAACCTCGGCGCGGTCTTCTTCCACCCGGTCGTCGGTTGGATGATCGCCAACGCGGTGGGCCTCTACCCCGCGATCGACTCGGGCGAGGGGCTCCATCCGGACTTCCCGCTCATCACGCTCGACCCGGACCGGACGCAGACCATGCTTCGGGAGGAGATCGCCGCGAGCAATCCCGCGTCCCTCCTCGGGCGCGTCGCCGCGCTCACCCCGACCACGAGGCTCCTCTCCATGGAAAGGTTCGTCTGATGCCCCCTAACACGACCCCGATCTTCACCCTGACGCCCGTGGCCGCGGTCGGCCAGGTCTCAGTCGCGAATCCGGACCGGGACGGGACCGGCACGATCGCGACCATCTACACGCCGGGCTCCGACGGCGGGCGGATCGAGTACGTCCGCGTCCAGGCGACCGGGACGACGACGGACGGGGTCGTCCGGCTCTTCATCCACAACGGCACCAACGCGCGGCTCTGGAAAGAACTGCTCGTCGCGGCGACCACGCCCTCGACGACGGTCGCTGCCTTCTCAACCGAGTTCGTCCCGACCGAGCCGCTGGTACTCCCGACTGGCTACTCGCTCCGGGCTTCGACCCACAACGCGGAGACCTTCAACGTCTTCGTCCACGGCGGGGACTTCTGACCGTGGCGGGCAACCGCGGGCTGATGGGGTTCCCGAACCCGAGGAACGTCGACGTGGACCTCGACCTCCTGACCGTCCACCAGCTCGTGGCGGACGTCGTTCAGGTCAACACGCAGATGATACTCGCCGGTCCGATCGCGGCCGTGGCCGGGGTCCGGATCGACAACGTCGACGTCAGCGTCCACGACCACACGGGCGGCGCCGGCATGGGCGCCCGCATCCCGCGCGCGGGCCTGACGGACGGGAGCGCGCTCTCGGTCGTCGCCCGGAGCGCGAACAGCCCCGGCGCGCTCGCGGACCTGGCGGCCTCCGCGGACTCCGGGGCGGTGTTCCGGGAGAGCGGGAGCGTGATCGGCTGGGGGACGGTGGCCGCGGCCGGCCTCGCCAGCGACGCGGTCACGACGGACAAGATACTCAACTCGAACGTGACGCTGGCGAAGATCGCGAACGGGACGGCGCTCTCGGTCCTGGGCGTGGCCGGCAGCTCCGGCGCGGCCTACGCGGACATCGTCGCGGCGACCGCGAGCACGGTCCTCAAACGCAACGCGTCGAGCGCGCTGGAGTTCGCGAAGGTGCTGGTCGTCGACACGGACTTCTCCGGCGCGACCAGCGCGGGCGCCGGCTTGCCGGTCGGCGTCCGGAAGCTCTACTCGGCCGCCAACGTGCTCGCCGGGAACAGCGTGGTCTCGGACAGCTACTTCGCGACGGCGGCCGGGCTGATGGTCGGGACGATCGGGGCGGAGACCTGGGGGTTCGGCGTGTCCGGGTACTCCGTCTACACGGGCGGGAACAACGACCAGCTCGGCGCGCGGCACCGGTTCGACACGGGGGACGTTCAGGTCGGGACGGTCGTCGTCGTCAAGGGCCAGGCGTCCAGCACCCCCGGCGCTCTGTTGCCGCGTACGATCTCGGCCGCCGGACTGCCCAACTCTCAGGCGTCCCTCTTCGCGACCGGAGAGGCCGCGCAGTACGTCAACACCTCTACCGGCTTCCACTACTTCAGCTACAAGGACTCTGGCGGGTCGGTCTACTCGATCCTCCTGGCAATCGTCTAAGAAGGGACGCGACGACCAATGGCCCTACAACTCTCCACCTCGGTAAGGAACGCGCGGCTGGACCAGATCGAAACGACGATCGGCACGTCCGCGGTGCTGAAGATCCGCACGGGCGCCGCGCCGGCCGACTGCGCCGCGGCGGACACCGGGACCGTGCTCGCGACGCTCAACCTGCCGTCGGACTACATGGCCGCGGCCGCGAGCGGCGCGAAGGCCAAGACCGGAACGTGGCAGGACGCGACCGCGGACGCGACCGGCACCGCGGCGCACTTCCGGCTCTACGACACCGCCGCCACTACGTGCCACCTCCAGGGGACGGTGACGGCGACCGGCGGCGGCGGCGACTTGGAGCTGGACAACACGTCGATCGCGACCGGCCAGCAGGTCACGGTCACCGCCTTCACCCTCACGGACGCCAACCCGTAGCGCGGAGCTCTTCCGATGGCGAGCACCCAGACGAGGAACCCGACCAGCGACGTGTCCTTCACGGGCACGTGGACGGGCTCGGCCGGGGTGCGCTTCCAGTCCGTCGACGATCACCCGGACAGCGGGAACCCGATCGCCGACGGACTGACGCACGGGACGACCACGGCCGGCGAGGGGCTGTTCGGCTTCAGCGTCTTCACGGTCCCCGCCGGCTCCGCGAACCTCTCGGTCCAGGTGATCTACTACGACTTCAAGAACGGCTCGCAGAGCGCCGCCGTCTCCGCGCGCATCCGCTGCAACGACGCGACCGGGCGCGACGCGGCCACGCACAATCCGGGGAACGGCAACGCGAACATCGCGCTCCGGACGGACAACTACGCGACGAACCCGAAGTCGGCGGCGGCCTGGACGGTCGACGAGGTCAACGGGACCGGGACGAACGGGCTGACCGCCTTCGGCGTTCGCGGGTCGGACGTGAACCCGTCGACCACGTTCTCGTCGATCATCGTCCAGGCCACCTACGACGCCCCGATCGACGGAGCCCTCTCGAAGACGCTGGGCAGCCTCACCGGCGCGGCGACGGGCAAGGTGGACGTTCAGGGCTCGACGGCGCGGACGCTGGGCGCCACGACGTTGGACGCGGACGCGAAGGCGGATGTCCAGGGAACGGTCTCGAGGACGCTCGGTGCGCTGACGCTGGACGCGGACGGGACGGTCGAGTCCGGGGGGATCAACGGCGCGCTGGACAAGACGCTCGGGACCCTGACCTCGAGCGCGACCGGGAAGGTGGACGTGTCCGGGGCGGTCGCTCGGACCCTCGGCGTCCTGACGAGCTCGGCGGCCGGGACGGTCGAGGTCGAGGGGGCGGTCGCTCGGACCCTGGGCGTCCTGACGAGCGCGGCGGCCGGGACGGTCGAGGTCAAGGGGACGGCAGCTCGGACCCTCGGCGCGCTGACCGCGAGCGCCTCCGCGGCGGTGGACGTGACCGGGTCCGCCTCGAGGACGCTCGGGGTCCTCTCCGCTCAGGCGACCGGAACCGTCGCCGTCGCCGGCAGCTCGTCGCGCACGCTCGGCCCGCTGGCGCTGGTCGCCGCCGGCACCGTAGGGGGCGGGGTCAACGGGCAACTGTCGGCGACCCTCGGCGCGCTCGCGGGAGCGGCCTCGGCCAAGGTGGACGTTTCGGGGAATCTGGCTCGGACTCTGGGGGGGCTCGCGCTCTCCTCGATCGCCCAGGCGCGCGTCGCCGGCGTCTCCGACTCCGTCCTGGGTTCCCTTCAGTGCGCGGCGCAGGGGGCCGTCCCAGTGCTCGGCGTCCTCCAGCGCGCCCTGGGCGCGGTCTCGCTGAGCGCGCAGGGCACCTCCAGCACCGGAGCGCCGGTCTTCCTCTACGAGGAAGTGGCGTTCCGGTCGACCGTCAGCATCGAGGCGAGTCTTCTGTCCAGACACTATGAGACCGTCCCGTTCCTGGTCACGATCCAAACCACTCAGAGGCTCGCATGAGATTCAGCGTCGTCGAACGCAACCTGACTCTCGTCTTCAACGTCAACATCGACGGGGCGCCGGCGCCTCTCAGCGGAGCGACCGTCACGCTCTTCGTGCCGGGGAACGCGACCGCCTCCTTCGTCCTGACCAACGGCGCGGACGGGGTGTGCTCGCTGGTCATCCTGGCCGACAACTTCGCGGTTGGGCAATACCTCTGCCACCTGCAGTACGCGAAATCGCCGACGCTGCTCAAGAGCCGGAACAAGTTTAACATCTACGTCGAGCCGTGATTCTGGACCTGGTTCTCCTTGCGACCGCGCGAGCCGGGTGCGACGATCATCGGCGGTCAGTTCCGGACGTTCCGGAGCGGAGGTCCTCGGCAAACACGGAGGCGAGCGGTCCTATGGCGAAGACGGAGAAGGCGCGGTCCCGGCTGATCGAGATCGAGATCAACGACGAGAACGAGCTGACGGTCTGGAAGGTGAACGCGAAGGGGCAGGAGTTGGTCCGGATCTCCCCGCAGGTCGAGGCGGCGCGGCCGCTCCTCGACCGCGCGTCGCGCCTGAGCGCGGAGCTGCTCGGCCTCTACGCGGAGCTCGGGATCACGGAGCCGGTCGCGTTCGCCGGGTTCGACGAGGACCGCGGCGTGATGCGGTTCGAGCGGCTCGAGGAGCCGGGCGCGCCGTCGCTGCGCGCGCTGATGGGCGGCCGGGGCAGGAACGGGGCGCCGGCGGCGCCGGCTCCCGCCGCGGAACCGCCGGCGCCGCCGGCAGTCGACCAGCCGGCCGGAGCGCCGGAGAGTCAGCCGCCCGCGGAACCGCCGCCGGCTCCGGAGGCTGGAGGGTAGGAGGGAAACCTTGAACGTCACTGGCTGGACGAACCGCGGCGTCTACCGGCTCCTGGAGGCGATGGCGCGCGGGGTCGCGTTCCCGGCGACCTTCCGCCTGGCGCTGATCCGGGCCTCGAGCGTCCCCTCGGCGGACACGAATCTGATGAGCGACCTGACCGAGGTCACGGCCGGGAACGGCTACACCTCAGGCGGCGGGGCGGAGGGGACGGTCACGCGCGACGCGACCGGGTTCGACACGCTCACGGAGGACGACGCGCTCGACCGCGCCCGGATCATGATCCGCGACGTGGTCTGGACGGCGTCCGGGGGCCCGATCCCGCTCGACTCCGTCGGGGCGCGCTACGTCGTGATGACCGACGCGAACGGGACCGTCGGGAGCCGGGAGGTCTGGGCCTGGTGGGACCTCGGGTCCGCGCGCGTGGTCTCTTCCGGCCAGCCGTTCCCCTTGGTGGACCTCGAGCTCCGGCTCTGGGCGGCGGAGGCCGCGTAGTGAAGGACGGCGGGTCGAAAGAGACTGGGCCCGTGGGACTCGCCCGCGACGCCATCGGGTCCGTGGGCCGGGGCGGGCCGGTTCTCGTCGCCGGCATGCTCGTCATCTCCGGCTTGTTCGTCCTGCTCTGGTTCAGTCAGGCGCGGGTCAACGACACAATCCTCCAGTGGGTCGGCATTCAGACGAAGGCGAACGAGCTGATGCAGCGTGCCCTGGAAGAGATGAGGAGGAAGTGAAATGGCGGTCGGCCTGGTCGAGCACGTTCCGGCGACGATCCTGTATCTCGCACTGGTTCACGTCGTCTTCCTGATCGCGCGTCGGGAGCGCGCGACCGGCTGGTGGCTGATCTGGTGCGCCTGCGGCGTGGCCATGCTGCGCGAACTCATGATTACGCGGGCGATCTGGCGAGGCACGCACATCGAGTTCGAGGCGGCGGTCTCGGCCTATCCGTTGATCATCGCGGCTCTGGCCCTGACCGGCTACTGGATGCTCTACTTGCGGAAGAACGGAGGCGACGCGCGGAAACCGTGAACGACGCGCGCGGGGTCGAGCTGGCGGCGGACAGCAATCAAGAGGTGAAGCGTGACCAAGGGATTCGTTACGTCGGAGTTCTTCGGGGTCGTCGCGGCGATGATCGTGGTGGTCCTCACGGCCGTGGGCGACGTGTTCCCGGACAAGAAGCTCGGGGCGGTGTGCGCGGCCGCGGCGGTCGGACTCGCCGGCCTCTACAGCTTCAACCGGACGAGCCTGAAGAAGGCGGAGATCCGGAGCGGGAACGGGAACGGGGCCGCGAGAGATCCGGACCCCGAGGCTTCCCTGCCGCCGTCAACGGTCCGGATCCCCATGCCGCCGACGCGGCCGCCGCGCGACGTCGTGGACCTGCCGCTTACGCTGCCCGACGGGCGAGTGCTCGTCCGCGGCCAGGACGGCGGCCTCGTGATCGCGCTGCCGGCGGTGAAGCCGTGAGGCCCGCGGCGCGCCTCGCGCTGCTCGCGCTCCTCCTCCCGTCCTGCGCGGCGTTCCAGTCGGTCGCGCCGGCCACGAAGCAGAGCCACGCGCTCGAGGCCCGGAAGGCGGAGGAGCTCAAGCTGATCTGCGAGGAGCTGCTCGGCCGGATGGACCGGACCAAGCCGGGCGCGGGAGAGGCGATCCTCATGGCGGCCGTGATCATCCGGGAGCGGTGGGGCGACTACGTGCGGCTCCACGAGGCGACGGCGCGCGCGATCGACGCGCCGCCGGTCGTGACGGAGGCGCAGATCGGGTCGATCGTGGACCTCGTGACCAAGCTCGCTGAGAAGAAGGGAGGGCCGTGACGTGCTCGCGGTTCCGAACATGATGTCCTTGGAAGCGGTCTGGAACACGTTCGTGTTCTGGCTGGTCGCCGGCCTCGCGCTGGCGCTGGCCTGGCGGGTCGTCAACTGGAAGAGAGGTTGACGTGGGAGTGCTGCCGGACGAGGTCCTGTCGAAACTCTCCGGCGAGCTGACGCCGGAGGACGTGGTCGCGATCGAGAAGGCGACCGCGCTCGTGAAGCCGGAGGTCGTGGACGCGGCGGTCCGCGACGTGGCCCAGGCGCTCGCGCAGCGCACGGTCGGGGCCGAGGCGGTAGCCGTGTTCGCGGCGGTCCTCGGCGCCGTGGTGAAGGCGGGCGTCAAGCTCGCCCTGTGAGGAGGAAAGCCCGCGTGGAAAGACTCGTCTCCGAAACGATCCTGCCCCCCGTCGGGTCCGTCGTCCTCCAGGTCCCGTACGGGACGGACTTCTCCGCGATCGCGGACGGGCCGGAGCTCGTGCTGGTCACGAGCAGCCCGACGAAGTCCCAGAGCGTGGTGAGCGCGCGCGTCCACGTCGCGCTCCCGACCGGCCTGGTTCCGGAAGCCGCCCGCCTCGTCGGGTCCGTCGTGCACAACGGCGCGCGGAAGCACGTCCACGTCGAGGTGTCCTGACGTGCGGCGCGCGGCGGCCCTCCTCCTCCTCCTCTCCTGCTCGTCCCCGACCCCCATGCAGGCGGCGGCGCCGCCCGTCTCCCTCTCTCCGGAGGAGATCGAGGACGGCCGCGCCGCGGCGGGGCGCCTGGCGACCGCGCTCGATATCCCGCCGCCGGCGGCGAGCGCCGACGCGGACCTCGACTGGCCCTGGCTGCGGGCGGAGCGGGACAAGGCGTGGCGCGCGTTCCTGGCCGACGTCGACGGGCCGGACTTCCGCGCCGCGGAGCTCCGCGGCTGCGTCCGCGGCTGGAAGTCGGCCTTCGCCGGCGCGACCGCCTACGGGGTCGGCGGCCGGTTCCTCGACTGGGCTCTGGAACTGCCGGCCGGGCCGGAGCGGGACCGCGCGCTCGGGTGGGTCCGGACCCACTCGCTCCACGTCGCCAGGAACGAGACGTTCTGTGGCGCCGCCGACGGCCTGCCGCGGGTCTCCGGGGAGGCGGGGCCCTACTCCCACGCGACCACGCTGGCGGCGGATCCGATCCCGAGGGACACGGACCTCCTCCGGCACTGGTGTCTGGAACCGTTCGCCCGGGCGGTCCTCGAGCCGGCGGTCCCGTTCTCCGAGGACGAGCGGGACGAGGCGCGGAAGTTCGTGCTCGGCTGGGGGCTGGACCTCCTGCACCGGACGCCGGTCGTGCCGATGGCGGTGACCAACGTCTTCTACGAGGGCGCCCACAGCCGGCTCTGGTTCAGCGCGGACAACCTGACGTGGGCCTACCTGGCGACCGGCCACCGCCCGCTCCTGGAACGCGCGGAGGACCTCGTCGCCGCGTCCCTGGCGACCTCCCAGCGGGCGCCGGGGACGTTCCTGAGGGCGCTCTACCCGTGCTGGGCCGGGTCGGACCCGATCGAGTGCGGGCGGGCCCTCGGGAACCCCAACGCGGCCCACCGGGCGGCCTCCGCCTGGCACGTGGGGGACTCCGGCCGGAGGGCGCTCCCCCTGTACGTGGTCTCCCGGCGGGGCGACGTCCGGGAGCTGATCCGGCGGTGGGTCCTCGTCCAGACGGACCTGGCGCTCCGGGACGGGAACCCGATCCTCCGTGGAGGCGAGCTCCGGCCCTCCGGGGTCGCCGGGAACGCCGCGGAGGGCGATCCGGCGCCATGGGCCCTCCTCCACCCCCGGGAGGCGCTCGGGATCGCGCCGGGCGCGTCCTACCAGGTCCTGGCGGGGGTCCCGAACTGGGTCCACGACGGCGACTACCACTCCGCGGTCCTCGAGGACGGACGGAAGCGGTACCGCTACTCCGGCGTCCTCGGGGTGATGACGGACGCGACCAGCAACTTCGGCTGGGCGGACCTCTTCTGGACCCGCTTCCTGGTCACCGGGGAGGCGGAGGACCGGCTCCGGGCGCTGGTCTGCCTTCGGGACCGGCTCTGCTGGGCGAACCGGACCGGCGCCGGCCCGAAGGTGATCGTCAAGCTCCAGGACCGGACCGGCTGGCCCTACGGGGGGGGCAACGTGTCCAGAACGAGGTCGTTCGCCTGGGCGGCGGAATGCGGGAGTCTGATCCCTTGGAGTCCGGGCGGAGCCCGGTAGGCGCCTCCGACGCTCAGGTCGAATCCTGCCTCGGCCTCGCGCGCGGGACGGCGCGGGCATTCCTCGCCTCGGACCCGGGAACGCCGGAGCTCGACGATCTGGTCGGCGCCGCGCTCCTGGCGCTGGTCCGCGCCGCGCGTTCCTGGAACCCGGCAGGCGGCGCCGCGTTCAAGTCGTGGGCGGCGCTCCACGTCCGCGGCGCGCTGATCTCCGAACGCCGGGTCCGGCTCGGCCGCTACCTGGACAAGCCGCGCGTCCTCTCGCTCGAGACCGAGCCGGAGGGCGCGCGCCCGGACCTCGCGGCCGACGACCGGGAACTGGTCGCCCGCCTCCTGTCCGTCCTCCCGCCGCGCCCGCGGCGGGTGGTCGAGGAGCGGTTCCTCGGCGGCCGGTCGGCGACGGAGGTCGCGCGCGCGCTCGGGACGTCCCAGCAGAACGTCTCCGGAATCACCGCGAAGGCGTTCGCGCGGATGAGGCGGGAGGCGGAGCGCCTCGGGCTCCGGTAGCGCGTCCGCACGCATCAGACGCAAGTACGTAAGATGCGTTCGATGCGTACGAAGAGAACAGGGCCGGCGATGTTCCACGTGGAACCCGGCCGGCCCGGAGCGGGTGGAAGGAAATTACACGAGGTGCGGGTCCTCGCGCAAGCGGCGCCGAGCCAGAGGTCCGTCCGATACCACAGAACCGACGAACGAGCGCGCGAGTCCGAGGAGCAGGTCGTCCATGAACGCGGCGCCCTCCCGCGAGCGCCGGATGATCTGCACGATCGCGTCGTCCGCGTACCGCTCCGGCGCGCCGGAGCGGCCGAACGGGACCTCGTCGCCGGTGAAGATCACCCGAGCCTCGGGAAGACGTAGAGTACGAGCCGGAAGAACCAGCCGAGGACGACGATCGCCAGACTCCCGAGGACCAGGACGACCAGCAGCCACGCGAAACCGAGACCGAACACGCGCGACGGCGCGTCGATCTTCAGGGACTCCTTGCCGACCTTCTCGATCATCAGGACCTCCGGACCAGAGAGAGGAACTCGTCCCGTTTCCGCACGACTCCTTGAGTCTCCAGCATCCGGCCGATCAGCTTGATCTCCGCGAGCTGGACTTCCCGGTGCCGGAGGACGTGGACGTCCACGCGGACTCCGTCCCCGTTCGTCATGCGCGCGCCCTCGACCGACTTCGAGTGGCAGTCGCGGAAGCCGAGCGCCCGGAGCGCGCGCCGGACGCGGAGCGACTTGAACGGCGTGCTCACCCGTCGGCCCTCGCGGTCCGCAGGCGCCGCCGGAGTTGCCTCAATCGTAGGAGGTCCATCAAATAGGCGCGGTACGTCTCGTGGCACGCGGCGGAACACGTGTCGGTTCGCCCGCCGTAGCAGTACTCCCCGCAATTGTGGCAGCGTCCCGTCGGCTCCGGCCGCGTCTCATCGCGCTCCTCGTACTCGAACCCTCCTCTCGTGGGGAACTGCGCCTGCGTCGGGTCCACGACCGACCCGTCTGGCGCGACGCACCACCAGTGCTCGCGAGGGCCCCACAGCGGGCAGACGTAGTGCCCGCGGACGCGGCGCAGTTCGGGGAACGCGGCGACCAGCTTCCTTGTCGCCTCGGCACAGCACGCGCGCGCGGAGGCAGTATCCGGGTAGCGCGCCGCGATCCACTCGGCGTACGTCACGGGCTCACCCGAGCACCCACGACAGCGTCGCCAGCGCCCCGACGAGGCAGAAGAACGACAGGAGGGCGACGAGCGCCGCCGGAGCGGCGGGGACGGCCGCGCGCGCGGCTCCCGCATCGTTCACGCACTTCTCGCACGTGATCCGCGCCGGCGCCGGCCCGCCCTTCGGCGCTCCGGCGTGCGGGCACGCGTGCCGGGTCAGTTCCGCCCACAGGTCTTCCGGCTCCGGCTTCTTCTTCTCGGTCGTCACTTTACCTCCTCGCATTCCAGCTCGATCTCGACCGCCCGGGCGATCCCGGCCGCGAGCGTCGGCGCGAGGTCGAGGACCGTCCCGGCGGTCGTGGTCACGGCCCAGAGCGTCTGGTCCCACGAGTAGCGGGCGACCCGGTACCCGCGGGAGAACCCCGTGAGCTCCAGCTCCCGCCTCATCCGTTCGGCGTCGAGCGGCACCGTCAAGCCTTCTCCGCGCCCGCGCGCGGTAGACCGACGCGGTCCCAGACCGCGTCCTCCACGAACGCGAACCTCAGCTTCAGGCTGGTCTCGACCGGAGGTCCGGAGAAGAGGCGCCGGAAGGCCTCCTCCTTGACGACGCACCAGCCTCCGGTCCTCCACGGGTTCGCGTGATCCGGACTCCTCGCCGGGTCGACGGAGATCAGGACGATGCCGGCCTTCATGTGCTCCTTGCACTTCGGGCACGGATCGTGCGACCAGACGGCGCGGCGCGGCGCCTCCGCGTCGCCCGTAAGCCGGCCGGCCAGAATCACCGTCCCGTCCTCCTCCCCGCAGAAGAAGCAGACGCCCACGGACGGGTTGACCCCGTGCTTCTCGGAGATCCGGATGCCGCGGTTCATCTCGACGCTCCTTTCTTCCTCGACCACTCGATCACTCGTACGACCGCGCGGCGGCTCGCGGAGACCGGCCGGGAGATCACGCGCCAGCGCGCGCCGCACTTCCGGCAGCGGACGGAGATCTGTTCCGTCGCGACGGCCGGGAGCGCGCGCCGGACGAGCCGCGCGCAGCACGGCGTTCGGAGGAGCACGTCCTCCCCGCGCGCATCCCGCGCGAGGATGTCCGGGGCGATCATTTCCCGCCTCCCTTCGTCGAGAGCGGCGTCTCGGCGAGGACCGCCCTCAGCTTTTCCTGCGCGTGCCACCAGCGCCCGCTCCACGTCGAGTCGGGCGCGCCGTCCGGGTCGTCGAAGACGTCCAGCGCCTCCGCCGCCGCCGTCCGGAGCGGCGAGTCCGGCGCGACCAGGAGGAGGACGCGGACGCGGTCCGCCGGCCCGTCGTTGTCGGAGGGGCCCCAGAAGTCCAGCGCTTCGAGGAACGCGGCGACCGCGGCCGCGAGCGCCAGCGTGGTCGGGGGCGGGAGCGGGAGCGCGGCGCCGTCCGCGGCGAGCAGGCGCGCGTAGCGGCGCGGGTCTGCCTCGATCCACGGTCCGACCTCCGGGTAGCCGAGGTTCCCGGCGATGAAGGCGACCGATCCGGAACGGAGGAGGTTGACGCCCCGCGCGCGGACCAGCGCGATCCCCTCCGCGACGCGCGCTGGGACGGGAACCGGGAGTCGGAGCCCGGGACTTCGGTAGTGGCTACCCAACCGCTTCGCGCTACTCACGGGACACCTCCCGGAACGTATCGAGCCCGCGCTGCCCGGCCCACGCCGCGTAGTCGGTCTGGAGCGCCACCGCGATCAGGGAGAAGAGGGAGAGGCCCTCGGGCGCGGCCGCGATCAGGACGTGGGTCCCGTTCTCGATCCGCGCCCAGGTCTCCGCCGCCCGCGCGCTCCGCATGTAGTCGGCCGGTCCCTCGACCGTCCCGTCGTGGAAGACGCGGAACCGCCCGGCCTCGGCCGCCAGCGTTCTCTGATTCGTAGTCACGTTTCGCCGTCCTTTCTTTACGCGGGTATTATACCGCCACGGCAGGTTCCCGTTACGGGAAAAGCCGGAATCCGCGAAGCGGTATAACACCTACGCGCCGGCGCGACTTACGGCTCCAGGAGGCGGGGGAGGAGCGTCAGGAAGGCCCGGGCCGCGCAGTCAGGGACGACCGCGTTGCCCAGCGCGCGTAGTCGGAGCAGGCGGTCATCTCGGCTCATCGCCCGGAGGCGCGCCTGTGTCTGAGAGCCTGCCCGCAGAAGCGAGAGCACGTCCGGGGTTTGAAACCGCTCGGCCAGAAACGCCGCCCGCACACCGGACAGGACCTCGGAATCCTCCGCGGAACGATGTCCCCACGCTCGTGGTGGTGCCGCGTATGACAAGAAGCGCAGAACGTGATCAGGTTGTGCGGTGAGTTGTTCCTCCAGTCGCCGTCGGCGTGGTGGATTCCAAGACGCTGAGACGTCCCGCAACGCTCGCAGCGCGACTTCAAATGCCGGCGAGCCCGAACCAAGAGCCCAGAGCGCGTCAACGCGGAGACCGGCTTCATCATCCCTGCCGCCATGCAGGTCCGGTCGCAGTAGACCCGCCGCTTCATCATGCACGGAGCCTCGAGCACTCCGCTGCGGAACCTCTTCTGAGCCAACTCCGCTCCGCAGGACCGGCACCTCTTCACGGTTCAGATCTCCGTCCACCAGTAAGGGAGTCCCATCAGCACGGACACGAAGCGGGGATTCAAGCGCTGGCGCGAGGTCGTAACGGAGGGCGCAGATTCTGCTCCATTTCTCGTGCTCGTTCGGTCCAGGAGGGAAGGCAGCGCGCGGAGCGCCGTCTCGCGGAGCGGCCGGCTGTTCTTCCGCGCCGTCGCCTCCGACGCCTCCCCGCTCCGCGCGTCGCTCGCGACCGGCGCCGGCCAGAGCGCGGCCTCGCGCCGGAGGTCCACCTGCCGCTGCCGCCCGTCCGGGACGACTCCCGTCCGGCTCGTCCCCGGAGGCAGCGTGCGCCCCCCGTTCGGGACGCCCGGCGTCGGCCAGTCCCGCGCCGCGCCGAGGAGCGTCGGGTTGCGGTCGAAGCGCCGGTCGACCCCCTTCTCCGCGTCCGACGCGATCGGGCTCGGCCAGAGCGCCGTCGCCTGCCCCTCGAGCGTCAGGAAGCGCCCGCCCTTCCCGTCCCGGTACTTCCCGTCCACCGTCCGCGGGCTGGCCCAGCTCCGCGCGGCCGTCGCGATCGCGGGCCGCTCGGCAGCTCCGGAGGAGGCGCTCCGGTTCGAGCCCGCCTCCGACGCGTCGGGAGCGGGCCAGGAGGAACACTCGCTCGCGCCGCTGGGACGATCCGACCTCAGCCGCGCTGAACACGTCCCACTCCGCATCGAACCCGAGACCGGCCAGGTCCCCGAGAACCTCTCCGAAGGCGGCTCCATCGTCGGCAGATAGGAGGCCGCGCACGTTCTCTGCCAGGAGCCATCCGGCGCCAGTCTCGCGAAGGGCGCGCGTGACCTCCGGCCAGAGCCACCGCTCGTCCTTCCGGCCGAGCCGCTTGCCGGCGAGGGAGACCGGCGGGCAGGGCCAGCCGGCGAGGACGAGGTCCACGGCTCCGGCCCAGCCGCGCCAGTCCACCTCCCGGACGTCGCCGCAGAAAACAGGACACGGCTCCAGGGACGCGTCTTCCATCCGGGCCAGGAGAGCGGCCGCGGGGAAGGCTTCCCGTTCCGCGCAAGCCACAAGACGCGCTCCGGGAAGCGCGCGGCGGAGTCCAGCAAAGAGACCGTCGAGCCCGGAGAACAGAGAGAGGCAGCGGACGGCGGGAGGAGCCACATCAGAAACCGTCCCGCGCCGCCGCGCGGTCGAGGGCGTCGGCCGTCGCGCGCGCGGCCGAGGCGCAGGAGTTCGCGCGCCGGACGGACGCGACGACACACTCCGGCCACGGCGTCTCCGGGTCGTCCCCGTAGGTGGCGAACGCGGCCTCGCTCTCCGTCTGCGCGGCGTCGTCGAACGCGCGCGCCAGGGAGCGGAGCGCGTCGGCCGCGCAGAGCTGGAGGTGGCGGAGGACGACGACCGAGGGGTCTCCGTTCTTCAGCTCCTCGACGACCGCGGCGGTCCGGGCCTGGACGGTCAGGTTCAGCCTCACGGCCGCCTCGTCTTCCACCAGAGCGCGGCGCCGAGCGCGAGCGCGAGCACGACCAGCGTCCGCGCGTCCGCGAACGGGACGGCGGTCTCCGTGACCGGCGCGTCGCGGCGCTCGCAGACCCGCGCGCCCGTGCGGACGTTCTCCGCGTCCAGGAGGACGGCGTGGGCCCACTCGCGGGCGGAGGAGAGGGCGACGCGGACGAGGACGGTCGCCTCGGCGCCCGGCGCGAGCGTCCCGAGGTCGACGACGGAGACCGTACCGTCCCCGACCCGCTGCTGGTTGAGCGGTGGCGGGAGGACGGCGACGAGCTCCGCCGGCGGGCCGACGAAGGAGACGACGAGGATCCGGAACGGGTCCGGCCCGCGGTTCGCCAGGTCGAGCGACGCGAGCGCGGACGCCGGCCCGTCCCGCCGGACGAGGTGCCGCGCCTCGAGCTGGGCGCCCGCCGGGCGGGAGAGGAGGAGCAGCGCGGCGAGCGCCGTCGGGAGGAGGAGCGGAGAGGTGAGGCAGCGGGCGAGCGTCTTCACGGTCTCGGTCCTTTCTTCAGCGGGCGCCCGTCGAGCCGGGGCGCCCTGTTCGCTCTGGAATCGGTCAGCCAGGCGCCGGCGCGCGCGCGGTTCTCCGGCGTGTCCGGGACGAACCCGATCAGGACGCCGCAGTGCTGCGCGTCCTCGCAGTGGACGCGGAGCTGCCCCGCGCGCTCGCCGACTTCCTGGACGCACCAGTAGAGCCCTTTGCCGCAGAAGCGGCAGCGTTCGGGAGGAGCGTCCCGCGACGTCACCAGATCTGGTCGAGCAGGATCACTATCCGGCCGATCATGAGGCCGCAGTCCGAGACGCACTCGCTCGGCTCCTCCTCACAGCCCTCGTCGACGACGATCTTCACCGGCCCGGGCTCGCTCCCTACGTTCTCCAGCGTCTGGACGCAGATCCGGTCAGCGCCCCCCGCGAAAGGGCGGATTCGGTGGACCCTCCGGATCTGCCACCGCTCGCCGCGCGGCTCGAGCAGGCGCGGCCCGTCGGCGCCCGGAGACAGCGTCGCCGCGCCGGAAACGCGCCGCGCTCCGATCTCGAAACCTCCTCCGAAAGCCCAACTCGCCGAGAGGACGCCGGCCGGCAACTCCCAGCAGACGAGCGCCGTCTTCAGGTCTCCGGAGACCAGGACGCGCGCGGCCGGCAGCGCGAGCGTCAGGTCGTAGGTCGACGCGGGCGACGGCGAGTCTCCGATCACGAGGCGCGCCCGCAACCGGACGCCTTCGAACCCCTCCGGCGCGTGAAGCAGCAGGCCGACGAGCAGCGTCCGGTCGTCAGCGGACGCGAGCCAGCGGGCGCCCGCGCCCTGGCCGGAGATCTTCGGGTTGCCGGGCAGCGAGAACCGCGCCACCTCCGCGCCGTCCGGGACCCCGTCGCCGTCGGTGTCGGCGCGGTCCGGGTCGGTACGGAAGTGCGCGGTCTCGAAGAGGTCGGGCAAGCAGTCTCGGTCCCGGTCCGGGAGCGGCTGCGCGAGGGCGGCGGCGGCGAGCAGTAGAAGACTGAGGAGAGCACGCATGGGAACCTCCTGTAAAAGGGTTTGACGGATCACCCAATCCCTCCGGAGCTCCAGAGGAACGTCGCGCCAGGATCAGGAGAAACGCCGGCGTCGGCGGAGGAGAAAAGGACGCGGCGGTAGACGAACCAGCGGCCGACCATCTTCAGGATCGAGGCCTCATCCGGGTTCGGGACCAGCGCGTACTGCCGGACGGTCTCCGCTCCGTCCTCGACCTCGAGGCGGATCCCGTCGAGCGGCCCGCCGACGAGCACGGCGGTCACGGGAGGAGTCCCCGCGCGCGCCAGTGGTCCGCGTAGCACCCGACCAGGAGCCGGTCGATCCGCGCCCGGTCCGGCTCGTCGGGGATGCAGGCGGGGCTCGAGCAGAGGAGCGCCTCGATCGCGAGCTCGAGGGCGAGGATCCGGCCCGTCGCGTCCGCGAGCTCCAGCTCCCCGCGGCGGACGCTCATCAGCAGGGCGCGCGTGCTCTCCCTCATCGGGAGCGTCAGGCGCCCGCGCCCGGTCAGGAACTCGACTCCCTGGAACCCGAGGCGGAGCGCGTGCATGGCGTACTTCGTGTCGTAGCCGTGCTCGGAGGCGAGGTGCTCGCGCCGGACGTCCCGCTGGCCGCGGAGCCCGAGGAGCCTCTCGCGCTGGGCGGTCAGGTAGCCGAGGAATGCGCGGCCGGCGCGCTTGGAGAGGAACGCGCCGCCCTCCGACGTCCCGAGCCGGAGGCAACGGGAGGCGGGAGGAGCCACATGCTTGTCACTCACAATTGGCCCGCCCGGGCCTTTCTACTCGGCTGTGTCATGAAACAGACTCGCTTGTTGATCCTTTGCGACGCCCACGAGCTCCAGGTTCCGCACCGACTGCCGGAAGTAGCTCGACTTCAGTTCCACGCCGATGCCGCGGCGCCCGAGGCTCACGGCGCCGAAGACTTCGCTCCCGACACCCATGAACGGGGTGAGCACGGTCTCTCCCGGATTGCTCCAGAGGACGATGGCGCGCTCGATCACGTCGAGCTGGAGCGGGTGGACGTGCTTCTCGTCCTGCTCGTCCTTGGCGGGCCGGAACGGGAGCACGCGATCCAGGCGCACGTCGTCCCAGAAGGCCGACGCGTACTGCCGCCATATCCAGTGCGAGTAGCGGTTCTCGATCTGGCTGCCGCGCCAGCCCCGGTAGCGTAGAAGGTACTGCGGCACCTTCCGCTCGCCCGCGTAGTCCATCAGCCCGTGCGGGTGCGCGATCGGCACCGGGTTCGTCCCGTGCTTCCGGAAGATCAGGAGGTAGTCCGCGCTGGCACACGAGCAGCGCGAGGAGTCTTCCACAATCGCCTTGTGCGCGAGGTTCTTCGCCAACGTCCGGTTCCTGACACCTAGCGGTTCTTTCCAGACGTGGTAGCGCGCGACGTAGTGCCAGCCTTCGCGCTCGTGGAGCCGGATCAGGTCCCCCGGAAAGTCGCGCAGGTGGTCGTTGCCCGTGTTCCCAGACGGGATGTCCATCGCGTGGACCGCGCTCATCCGTCCGGGCATTGTCACCCGCGTCTTCTCACGCACCAGGAAGCCGTAGTGCTCGAAGAAGGTCGCATAGTCGCTCGAATTGGACAGGTCGCGATCGTCGGAGCTGTAGTGGTAGAGGCCACCGAACGGCGGGCTGTAGACGCTGAGGTGGACGGATTCCTCGGGCAAGTCCGCCAGGACCTCGATCGAATCGCCCAGGTAGAGTGCGAAGCGGTCGGTCACGATCTGCTCGGCTACAGCCACGCCGGTGTCTCCGTTGCGATGGTTCCCACGAGTCGCCTCCCAATCGAAAGCTGCTCGCCCATGAGCGCGACCAGTTGCGAGAACATCTGGTCAGCCTGAGCGGACTTCCGTCGCATGTTGTCCAAGATGTGCGCCTCCCCCTCGGTCGCCACCGTCTCCACGAGAACCGGGCGCGTCTGCCCAAATCGCCAGCACCGACGGACCCCTTGGTAGTAGGACTCGAAGCTGTGCGTGGCGAAGAAGACGACGTGCGCGCACCGCTGAAGGTTCAGCCCCCAGGCTCCAATCTTGGGCTTCGTGACGAGCACGCGGACGCGACCCTCAGCGAACGCGGTTAGGCGTTCCTCTTTGGCCTCGTCGGAGTCTCCGCCAGCCACCTGGAGGGCGTCCGGGATCATGGATTCGAGTAAGTCCCCCTCGTCGTTGAGACCGCACCAGATCAGAGCGGGCGCGTTCCCGCGCACCAGCTCTGCAACCTTCTCGCACCGCTCGATGATGGTTCGTCGCCTCTCCTCGCGCTCCTCCTGCATGTTCTCCGCTGGAAGCGCGAAGAGGGCGCCGCGGCGCAGCGTCCGCGCTTCGACCACGTGCTCGCGCTCCTTGAGCGGTGGCAGCATGAACGACCCGTCCTCGAATCCGAGGTCGGAGGGGCTTCGGCACGCGCGCGCCCAAGAGCAGACCCAGCGCCAGAATGGAGCCTCCGCATGTCCCTTGAAGCGCCATTGGATCGTCTCGCGGTGGTGGCGCCCACCCACAGCCGAGTTGTTCCGGTTGTTCACGAAGAACCGATTGAGCATGTCCACGTGCCCGAGATGCCCGAGCGCTTCGCTGGACGTGCCCAGCTCAACGTAGTCGTTTGGTGCCGCTGTCGCAGTGCAAAGGAGGCGGTAGTGCGTCTTCCGCATGAACCCGGTAATGGCGGCGCGTCGGACCCCGTCGTACGACTTGAGAATGCTGCTCTCGTCGCAGACGACTCCGGAGAAGTCCTCCGGGTTGAAGTGGTGGAGGCGCTCGTAGTTCGTGACCACGATGCGCCCCCGCAACTCCCCGGCAACCGAGCGGTGCGCCTCGATCCCGAACTTCTCCGCCTCGCGGATGGTCTGTTGCGCGACCGCGAGCGGGGTCAGGAGGAGCACGCGGCCGTCGGTCTTCCGGGCGACGTTCTCGGCCCACACGAGTTGTATCGCCGTTTTGCCCAGGCCGCAGTCCGCGAAGATCGCGGCACGTCCGCGCTGGATCGCCCACTCAGCAAGTGCGACCTGGAACGGGAAGAGGAAGTCGGGCATCCAGATCGGATCGAAGCCCTCGCGTGCCCCGACGTTCGACTTTCGCTCCAGGAAGGTCGCGTAGCTCACCCCCGCCTCCCGCGCTGCCGCCACTTCCACTCGTCCATCAGTTTCGACCCGACGCAGTAGACGAACAGCCCCACGCACGCCGCGCCCACCACGCAGCCCAGGGCCACCAGCGCGCCGTTCAGGGGGACGGAGACGGCCACGTCGACCCGGCCCTCGGCGGACCCGTCCAGCAGGTACCCGTCGAAGATCAGCAGCTTGTCGTTCCAGAGCCCGTACCCGGAGAGGTCCCCGATCCGGAACCGCGTCGCCACGAGCGCGGCGCCGGGACGGCACGTGTCGAACCCGACCACGACCGGGTCGTCAGGCACGGCTCCGCTCCTCCCGGTCCCGGACCGCGTCGAGCAGGTGGGTCCGGAACGGCGTCCCGGCGGGGCGCGTCTCGTTCAGGACCCGGAGCGCGGCCCGCTCGACCTCGAGGACCTCCCGGAACAGCATGGTCAGGTAGTTCTGCTTCCGCCTCACACCGCGGGCCAGCGCGGCGGCCGAGAGCGCGAGATCGGCGGAGCGGTCCGGCGCCGCGGCGAACTTCCGCGCGCGAGCGATCAGGCCCGCGTCCGGCCCGCCGAGCGGCTCGAGCCGGCCCGCCAGCTCGGCGACCAGGCGGCGCGCGTCAGCCACGGGAACTCAGCCGGGAGATCCTCCGGCACCGCTTGCAGTACATCGTTGCGTAGTTCCAGAAGCCAGAGAGACACGACAGTTGCAGCGGCGTGGGCTTCACGTGGCCTCCGCTCACGTTCCGCCTCCGGGAAAGGGGGCGGGCCCGGGAAGGGCGACGGCGCGCGCCCCGAGCGGGCGCTTCGGCGTGTGTAAAGAAAGGTTCCCGGACCCGTCCCGCAGTTTCATCAGATCATCACACCTTGAAGTCGAACGACTCCGGCTCCGCCTCCGGCGGCGGCGGCTCGTCTCCGTCGACCACGCTCAGCGCGCCTCGGTTGTGGGCCGCCTCGATCGCGAGGTAGGCCGCCCGCGCCTTGACCGCCGTCTCCCGGTCGAGCAGGAGCGGGACGTTCGGCGTCGCGCCGACGCCCCAGAACTTGTTCTGCCCGCGCTCGATCCACTTCGGCTGGAGGACCCACCGCTGGGCCCACATCGGGATCTTCTTCCCGTCCGCCTTCTTCTGGAGGATGCCGTTCAGGAAGTCCTGACCGCCGTACCAGTCCCCTTTCTGCCACCGGACGCTCAGCGTCTCGCCGGTGATCGCGTTCTCCCGGTCGACCTGCACGACGAAGTTGAGCTGCTCGACGTGGGCCATCTTGAACGGCTCCTTCGGCGGCCCGCCCTCGTACTGCTCGAAGCGCGTCTCCGGGTTCGCCGCCTTCCGCGCGATCGTCCCGCGCGGGTCCTGGCTCTTGGCGAGCGACTTCGGGCTGTTCTTGTCCCGGTTATCCGCGAACGTCTCCCAGCTCTTCCAGTAGAAGATGGGGATCACCGGGAGCCGCTCCTGCCGCTGGCAGACGTCCATCCCGCCCGGCATCAGGACCAGCGTCCCCTCGCCGTAGAGCTCCTTGAACTCCTCCTTGCTGGTCGACTGGATCTGCACCAGCCGCGGGAGGACCCGGTCCCGCTCGAGGTTCTCCAGACTCTTGTCCCCCTCCGCGAGCTCCGCCAGGAAGCTCGAGTCCCCGATCGTCGTCATCTGCTTGTCCTTGTCCGTCATCGCGCGTCGCCTCCGTCTTCTACGGGTTCCTCGATCGGTCGGTCGAAATCGTCCGCGGCCTTCTCCTTCGAGGAGCGGCCGCGGTAGGTGCACGAGTAGTCGCTGAAGGTCGGTAGCGGCGGCGCCTCGCCGCGCTCCGCCAGCCGCGTACAGTAGGTCCCGAGGTTCCGGAAGTGGAAGGTCAGGAGCCCGGTCCGCGCGACCCGCGGCGGGACCCCGAGCCGGACCAGGAGGTCCTCGTGGTCCATCGACCCGAGCCGCGGGATCGCCGGCTTGACGTCCGAGTCCGGGTAGGCGTAGGCCAGCTCGCCGTCCACGCGGAGTTTCCGGACCGGGTCCATCGCGGCCTCGCCCGCGTGGCGGGAGTAGAGGACCTTGCCGGCCGCGAGCGCCAGCGCGCCGGCGGCGACGCCGGCCGCCTTCAGGGTCCGCTCCGCCCGGCGCGCGAGGTAGCCGAGGTCGACCAGCTCCGGCGACCCGGACGGGACGAGCCCGTCGTGGTCCCCGGCGAGGACCCGGACGACCTCCCGGTAGAGGTCCTCGATCCGGGCGAGAAGCGCCGCGCGCTCCGCGATCGCGCCCCTGTCGACGCTCACTCGTCGGGCCCTCCCAGCGACTTCCGGAGGACGCTGTCGAGCAGACCGCGGAGGTCGGTCAGCCGCTCGGCGGTCTCCAGCTTCTCCGTCACGCGCTCGCGGATCTCCTCGTCGATCGTCCCGGGCGCGACGAGGTCGGTGATCCGGAGCTGGACGCGCGTCCCGCGCCGGTGGGCCCGGTCCTCCGCCTGGGAACGCATGATCGAGCTCCATCCCTGCGAGAAGAAGATCTCATGGTCCGCGTAGGTCCGGGACCCCCGCGGGTTCTTGAGGTCGTAGCCGACGAGGTTCAGGCCCTCGCCGGCGGTCTGCTGGTTCGCCACGAAGACGCGGCAGAGCCGGTCCTCGTTGAAGCGCCGGACGGCCTCCTCCCGGTCGTCGAAGTCCACGCCGCCGTGGTAGGAGACGTGGTCGATCCCGGCCGCGTCCAGGCGCGCGGAGAGCGCGCGGAGGTCCTCGCGCCAGCAGGCCCAGACGATCGTCTTCCCCTGCGGGTCCCGGTCCTCGGCGCCCAGTATCTCGAGGACCGCCTCGACCTTCGGGTTCGGGTCGTCGAGCTGCTCGACCGTCCGCTCCTCGAGCTCGCCGTCCTCTCCGGCGGGAAACTCGGGATCCCAGGCGACGTGCCCGGACGTGATCTGCGCGAGGCGGAGCAGCTTGACCAGGGAGGACTCGACGGTGAGCACGCGGCCGGCGGCGCGCGCGTCGGCCTCGTCCTCGGCGAGCCGGACGACCAGGAACTCGCGCATCGACTCGTAGGCGGCGCGCGCGCGCGGGCCGAGCCCGACCTCCCACTGGTCGCGGATCTTCTCCGGCAGGGACAGGCCGGCCTCCGGCTTCGTCAGGACGAACGCCAGGCGCGCGACCGTCTTCTGCAGCTCGGGGACGTTCTTCATGCCGACGAGGCGCTCGACGCCGGGGACCCCCGCGACCGGCAGGTACTTCCCGTACCGCTTCCGGAAGTGGCGCGAGCTCATGAACCCGGACTCGCCGGAGCCGCAGAGCTCGAACTGCGTCCAGAGGTCCGCGAAGCTGTTCCCGATCGGGGACCCGGTCAGGCCGAGCGCCTGCCGGCTCCGGTCGCGGAGCGCGCGGACCGTCCGCCACCGCCGCGTGGACGGGTCCTTGAACGCGTGGGACTCGTCGCAGACCAGGAGGTCCCACTCGACGCGGAGGAGGTCCTCGAGGGTCGAGGTCCCGGCCGTCTCGTAGGAGCAGATCAAGAACGAGGCGAGCGCCGCCGGGAAGAGGTCGGACCAGAAGACGGAGGAGGCGAGCTGGCGGGCGCGCGCGAGTCGGTCCCCGCGGAGCACGCGCGCGAGCGACGGGACGGAGCAGAACCGCGGGATCTCGGCGACCCAGTTGGTCCGGACCTGGGGCGGGCAGAGGACCAGGACGCGGGTCCCGATCTCGCGCGCGTCGCCCGGCAGGCGCGAACTCTTCCCGGCGCGGCGCCGCGCGATCAGGGACGCGAGCGCGGCGGCGACGGCCGTCTTGCCGGTCCCTTTGTCCTGGAAGAGGAGCGCGGAGCGGCCGTCCAGGAACGCGAGCGACGCGATCTGGTGGGCGCCGAGGACCGCGCCCTCCGGCTGCTCGAAGCCGGGGACCTCCGGGACCACGCCGGCGCCCTTGAACTCGGCGACGATCAGCGGGCGGTCCTCCCACGCGTCGACGCGGGCGAGGCAGGCGCGCCAGAGCGCCTCCGCCTCCGCGGCCGGCCGCTCGGTCCCGTCCTTGAACCGGACGCCGCGGAACCGGGCCAGCTCGCCCCAGGCCGAGCGGAGCGCGGCGGCGGCGACCCAGGTCCCGGCGACGGCCCAGCGTGGTTTCGGGTGCCGGCCCTTCACGTAGGAGCGGGACTCGTCGAGGTCGGAGAGGGAGCGGACGAGGTGGAGCGGCGGAGACGGGTCCTGCTCCCCCGTGGCGAGGAGGCGGACCGACGCGTCGAAGCGCCGGCCCTCCTTGGTCAGGCCGAGCGAGAGGAACCGCCCGCAGGTGTCGAGCAAGTGGGACGCCGCCGCAGTCGTGGACGTCATGTCGAACCAGCCGCCGCCGCCTGGTAGGTATTGTACCGACTCGCGCTCCGGACGGAAGAGGAAGCCGGAACGCGGCGCGACTGGAGGAACAGAGAGGAGGCCCGCGACCGCCCGGAGAGACCGGGCCGTGGGACAGACCGAGCGCCGGGGACGGCGCGCGGACCTCCGGGAATACCGGAAAGGAAGCGGCGGCGGGGACGCCAGAGGTCCCGAGAAGCCTGACGGGGCGTTACTCCGAGCAGACCGGATCCCGAGTCGGCCCCGCCGCCGGTCCTCATTTCTGCTCCACGCGCGCGATCGAGGCCAGGACCTCACTCTCGAAGATCGTCCAGTCGCCGTCCCTGGGCAGCGTCGTGACCAGTTCCGCCTTGACCCGCATGTGCGCGTCCCAGGCTCGGCGCCCGACTTCTCCCTGAAAGATTCTCACCCGCTCCCGCTCCGCCCCGATCGCGTCGGCCGCGAGCGCGAGCGCGAGGTCCGCCGGGCCGGACCCGCCGTACCCGCACTCGAAACCGTCCGGCGAGTGGTGGACATGATGCTTGAGCGGCCGCTTCAGGCCGGCCGCGGTCACGAACACGTTCAGACACCCGTTCTCTCTGTGGCCGTGATACGTCTTCACCGTCGCCTCCTCACATCCGCGGCTGCGCGGCCTCCCAGTCGTAGTAGGAATCCGCGCCGCGGTCCCGCGCGCCCGTGAACGAGTTGCAGACGTCGCACGCGAGCGCGGCCGTACAGGGGTTCAGGCCGCGCCCGCCGTCCGCGCGCGATCGGGCGAGGTCCTCCAGCCCCTCCGGCTCGACCTCGAATCGCCCGTCGATCTCGGCCGCGAGCATCCCCGCGAGCGCCAGGACCACGCGCGCGGTCCCGCCCTGCCGGACGACGGACCCGAAGTAGCGCGTCCCGTCTCCCGGCTCGACGTGGAAGAGGACCGCGCCGGCCCGCTCCGCCTCCGAGGCGATCTCGGCCAGGAACGCGCGGCTCGCCGCCTCCCGCCCCTCCGGACGCTCGGCGCGAAACGAGAGGTCGGCCCGATCGCCCTCCGGACTCCGGCTGGTTATCGCCGAGTAGAACACCGTCCTGATCACCGCGCGGCCCTCCTCTCCGGCACCGGGTCGGGCAGCAGCGCCCCGACCGCCTCCAGGCTGAGCGTCCTGACTCCTCGCCAGCATGTTCGTCTTGTCGTTCACTTCTCGACTCCTCCTCTCGCGATCGCGCGGGCGTCCTCTACGGCCGCCGCGATCGCGGCCCGGCGCCCGTCGTTGTTCACCGTCACGTGGAACGTCGGGTCCACGTGGACCTCCGGCGCGGCCGGGTCCGACGTCGGGCGGAGCCGCGCCCAGTTGACGCAGGACCCGAACATCGTCGGCCGGATCACGTACTCGTCCCCGTTCGGCGCCGTCCCGCGCCCTTCCGTCTCGAGGCCGAAGCAGAGGCGCTCCAGCCTCGATTCCAGCGCGACGCAGTCTCCCATCACCAGTCTCCTCCGAAACGCAGGTAGTCTCGATCGTCTCCCCGGACCTCGTTGTCCTCCGCCGAGACCGGCCACGTCCCCGGCGGGGGCGGCCGGTCGCGCTCGTCGACCCGCGCCAGCCAGCAGTCCTCGCACCCGGAGAACGTCCCGCCGTCCTCCCACGCGAGGCCGCGCGTCGGCCGGCCGCAGTCCGGGCAGGGGCGCTCCGGCGCCCGCTCGTCGCGGACCGCCTCGTAGTCCAGGTCGCCGAGTCCGGGCCCGCGCCTCTTCTCGACGCCGCTACCCATCGTCGTGCTCCCGGTTCGCGAGCCGGTCCTCCTCGTCCTCCATCCGCCGCTCCGCGACCGCCTCCGCGATCCGGTCCGACCACCGCTTCCAGGTCTCCGACTCCGCGAACGCGCGCCCGAGCGCGGCGATCAGGAGCGCGTCCGCCCGCGCGCTCCCGACCTCGTTGACCAAGTCGGACATCAGCTCCGAGCGGAGCGCGCCGTGGTCGGCGCCGCCCTCCGCCTCGTCGACCAGCTCGACGACCGACTTCCCGGCCTCCTGCCGGCGCGCCTCGCTCGTGCTGCCAAGCGCGCGCTCCGCGTTCCCGATCGCGTCGTTGACCGCCTCGAGCGGCATCTCCCTCCGGCTACCCACGGCGCACCGCCTCTCTCGATCCGCCGCGCGCGCAGGGACCGCCGAGGCACTCCGGATGCCCGCAGGGCGGCATCTTCGCCGCGTCCTCCGCCCGCTTCCGCTCCTCGATCCGGTACCGCTCCATCTCGTCGTAGAGGTCGTCGGAGAGCCGGTCGCGGATCGAGGCGGTCGACTGTTCGATCTCCCGCTCCGCGCTCCGGATCAGGCCCGAGAGGCAGACCAGCGTCGCGGTCGCGGCCCGGTCCCCCTCCCGCGCCCGGGCCTCGATCTCCGCGAAGCGGGCGTCGGTCAGGCTGACGTGAGTCACCGCGCGCCTCCCTTCTCTCCGTTCCCGCCCAGCGCGTTCCGGATCGTGTCCGCGGTGAACTTGAACGTCCGTTCCCCCTGCCGCACGAGGACCGGGAAGCGGCGCGCGTTCGGCTTGAGCCCGACGATCTCGGCCGGCTTCCCGCCGTAGGTGAACGACTTCCCGAGCCACGCCGGGTCGAGCCCAAACGCGTAGGCCATCTCGCGGTAGTCCCGCGCCTCCCGCGTCTCCGCGACCCCGTCCGCTCCGACCGTCGCGACCTCGACCTTGAAGGTCGCCAGCGTCGGGGAGTAGGTCGCCCTCCCGGTCACGATCCGGAGCCCGAACTCGACCCCGACCGCGGAGAGCGCCTCGTCCATCCGCTTCCGGATCGCGGCCAGGACCGGGCGGTCCAGCGCCGCCACCTTGATCATGTTGATCGAACTCACCGGTCACCGTCCTTTCTTTACGTAGGTGTTATACCCTGAAGCCGGCCGCGCGTTACCGGAAAACGGAAAAGAAAAACGCCTGAGCGTTATCAATCCGCCACCTCTACACTTACGCGCGTGCTCCGCTTGGGACGCCGCGGACCCTTCCTCTTGAACCGCTTCCTCTTATAATAGCCGGCGCGGCGGGCGGGAAGAGGCGGCGGCTGGCGGAGGTCCCGGAGGCGCGCGGGCGGCGCGCCGCTTTGGAGGGTTCCGGAATGGCTTTCGAGTCGCTCAGGTTCGCGCCCGGAAACGGGGACGCGCTGTCCGCGTACTTCAAGGGGACGCACGTCTCCATCAGACCGCTCCTCCGCGGCAAGGACATGATCTTCTGGACGGCGTGCTGCGGCGGCGTCGAGGCGACCGCGGAGTCCCCGATTAAGGCGATCGAGGCGGTCGAGGAGCAGTTGCTCGCCCGCGCGCTCGCGCCGAAGCCGGCAGAGCCGGCACCGCCGAAGCCGGCAGAGCCGGCACCGCCGAAACCGCAGGGACCGCCCGACGAGGTTCTTCGCGAGGGCCAGCAACCGCCGTCGCTCGACGCGGAGGCGCGGACGTGAGCGCGCCGGTTCTCCGCAGCCGATACATGCTGACCTTCGGCCGGCAGGTCGTGAACCGGAAAAGCGGCGCCGTCCTCGGCGTCGTCGAGCGGTACCCGGAGTGGCGCTGCCACGTCTTCGCTCCGCGGGACGGGACCGTCTTCTCCCCCGACTGCCTCCGCGCCCTCGCGCGCTACCTCGACGACCTCCAGAACGCGGGACCGGCGGCGGGCGCTCCGACCGGCCCGGAGCGATCGACTCCGAGTCGTGACCCGGGGGCCGGAACCTGCTCGCCGCCGCGTCCCGCTCCCGCGACGGAGAAGGGAGGCGGGGAGTGAGGTTCCTGTCGATCGACGTGGAGACCACCGGCCTCGACCCGACCCGCCACCAGCTCGTCGCGCTCGCGGCGCTGCTGGACGACGACCGGAACCCGCCGCGGACCGCTGAGCAGACGGACGCCGCGACGCTCCGCCTCCTCGTGCCGACCTGGGACGGCAACTACTCGTGCGAGGACGGAGCCGTTGCGCTGCACGACGGGACCGGCCTGTGGGCGGCGCTCGCGGCCGCGCGCGCGGTCCTGGTCCGCGATCCGCCCGTCCGCGTCCAGCGCGGCGCGGACCACCGGTCCGAGGTCGTCGGCCCGGCGGAGACCGTCCGGTGGCGCGGGCGGGACTACCGCCCGACCAGACCGGAGGACGTCGTCTCGATCCTGGCCCGCCACGCCTACCAGCACGGGACCGCCTGGGGTCCGTGGGTCGTCGCGGCGAAGAACCCGTCGTTCGACCTCTCGTTCCTCCGCGCGCTCCCGGCCGAGGACTGGTGCCGCGGCCTGTTCCATCGCCGCGCGCTCGACCCGACCACCGCGTTCCTCGAGGACGGGGACGCCGAGCCGCCGTCGCTGAGGACCTGCGCGGAGCGCGCCGGGCTCAGGATCGAGCTCCACGACCCGGCGTCCGAGTGCGCGGCCGTGGCGTCCCTCCTCCGCCGCGCGCGCGAACTGAGAGAGGCCGCGCGCCGGCCGTGACCCGCTCCCGGCGCGTCTTCGGCGGGCCGCACGACGGCTGCTGGATCGAGTTCCGGGCCGGCCGTCCGGCCACGCCCTTCGTCGTCTTCCCCGCCTCCTGCTACGGGCCGGACGTCTGGCACTTCTACGAGCGGCGCCGGCGCGGGAACGAGGACGTCTACGAGTTCTCCCGCTACCAGACGTATCCCTACGGCGATGAGGCACCCGTCGCCACTCCGCGGACGGAGTCGCCGTGACGCTCCGCGCGCGCCCCCGCCCGCCTCCGGTTACCACTTCTCTCCCGCGCAGGTGTTATATTCGGCGGCGCTCCCCCCGGTCCGGGCGGTCCGGAGGAGGCGCGGCGGCGGGGTCGGGGCGACCCGGCAGATCGAAACGGCGGCGGCGGTCGAGGGCGGTCAGCTTGTCGGGATCTTGCGCTCACGAGCGGACGCGCGTCCGCTGGGAAGCCTTCGCGGACGGGACGGCCCACCTCCGCGAGGAGTGCCGCGCCTGCGGCCGCTTCCTCTCCTGGGCCCGCCAGGACCCGGACAACCTCGCCAGCGCCGGCCCGCGCCCCGGCGCGCCAGCCGGGCCCGCCGGCTGGCCCGACCGCGACCTCTCCGACCAGCTCGCCGACTACGGCGGCCTCTCCGACTGGGAATCCGAGTTCGCCGACTCGATCACCCGCCAGGTCGGCTCCGGGCGCTCCCTCTCCGAGAAGCAGCGCGCCAAGTGCGTAGAGATCATCGAGAAGCGCGGCGAGACCGACTTCCGCGACGACGAGGAGGAAGATTGAAACCCCGCGCGGTCACCCTCGGCCTCGGCCTCCGCCGCCCCGACGGCCGCCGCGTCCCGCTCGACCCCGCCGACCCCGTCCGCTCGCTCGCCTCCCTCGTCGGCGCCCACGCCGGCGACGAGGCCTGGTGGGCCCCCTTCGAGTTCGAGGGCGACCGCCGCTCCCGCGACGCCTGGCGCTCCTCCTCCGCCGTCGTGGTCGACCTCGACTACCTGACCCCGCCCCCCGCCGGCGAGTCCGAGTGGGTCCACTCCGCCGTCCCGGAGAACGTCGCCGCCGCCGCCGAGCGCCTCCTGGCCCCGCTCCTCAACCTCTCCCACCGCACCCCGCGCGGGCTCCGCGCCGTCTTCGTCCTCGACGAGCCCGAGCCCGACGGCGACCTCCAGGACGACGCCGCCCGCGGCGCCGCGCTCCTCGTAGAGACCGCCGTGCACGAGCTCCTCCCCTTCGGCGACTCCGGCGGCCTCTCCGTCGACCAGACCCCCGTCCTCGACCGCGCCCGCCTCTTCTACTCGCCCCGCGCCACCGTCCAGGGAGTCGCCCGGACCGGCGCGTTCCGCGTCCTCCTCCCCGAACCCACCCGGACCGCCCGCCTCGTCGCCGCCGGCGTCGCCGGCCGGGCCGGCTCCAGCGAGCGGCAGGTCGAGTCCGGCTCCGCCCGCTCGGACCGGACCGACCGCCCCGGGGACGACTACAACCGCCGCGGGAACGTCCGCGCCCTCCTCGAGCGCCGCGGCGCCGTCCTCGCCCGCTCCGCCGCCGGCGGGATCGAGCACTGGCGCCGCCCGGGCGCCCGCACCCGCGGCATCGACGCCACCGTCCGGGAGATCGACGGCGTCCCGCTCCTCTACGTCTTCTCCCCCTCCTGGAAACCGTTCGAGCCGCGCCACGCCTACAGCCCGTTCCAGGTCCTCTCCCTGCTCGAGCACGGCGGCGACTTCCGCGCCGCCGCCCGCGCCCTCGCCGGAGAGGGGTTCGGCGCTCCGCGCCCGCACGCGACCGCCGGCTCCGGCGACGCCGGCGGGAACGGGACCGCCCCGGCGACGGCCGCGACCCCCGCCCCCCTCCCCGGCCCGGACAGCGAGCGGTTCTCCGACTCCGGCAACGCCGCCCGCCTCGTGCGCGACCACGGAGAGGACCTCCGCTTCTGCTACCCGTGGAACAAGTGGCTCGCCTGGGACGGCGCCCGCTGGTGCCCCGACCGGACCGGGGAGATCGAGCGCCGCGCCCTCCGCTCCGTCCGCGGCATCTTCCGTGAGGCCCTGGACGCCGCGACTCCCGCCGAGGCCAAGGCCCTCGCCCGCTGGGCGGTCAAGTCCCTCTCCCGCGCCGGATCGAGCAACGCCGCCGAGATGGCCCGCTCCCGCGTCGCCGTCCTCCCCGACCTCCTCGACCGCGACCCCTGGGCCCTCTGCTGCCCCAACGGCGTCGTCGACCTCCGCTCCGGCGCCCTCCGCCCGCACGCCAAGGCGGACATGATCACCAAGCTCTGCCCGACTCCCTTCGACCCCGCCGCGCCCGCGCCGATCTGGGAACGGTTCCTCGACCGGATCTTCGGCCGCGAGCTGGTCACGACCGAGGGGACCTCCTGGGAACCGAACCGCCTCCTGATCGAGTACCTACAGCGCGCCGCCGGGTACTCCGCCACCGGCTCCGTCCGCGACCACGCCCTCTTCTTCTGCTACGGGACGGGCGCCAACGGAAAAGCGTGCTGCTTGAACACTTACATTCCGACTCCTACGGGGTGGACGACGCAGGGCGCGCTCCGGCCAGGAGATCTCGTATTCGATGAACGCGGCGTGCCTTGCCGAGTCCTGGCGCTCTCCGATACGTGGACGGACCGACCCTGCTTCCGCGTCCGATTCTCCGACGGTACTTCCGTCGTCGCCGACGCCGAGCACGAGTGGCGCGTCTCCGACTACGTCGGCCGGGAATCGACCCGGATGACTCGAGAGATCGCCGACAACGTCGTCGTCCGCGTCCGGCCCACAACCGGAGCCTGCCGCGGCGGGACCGAGTACCGCTGGCGCGTCGCGATGGCCGGCGCCCTAACGCTGCCGGACGCGGACCTCCCGCTCGACCCGTACGTCCTCGGCTACTGGCTCGGCAACGGCTCGACCGGAGGACCGCAGATCGCTACTCACGAGGACGATTCCGGCCACGTCGCCGGCCGGTTCTCCAACGCCGGGTACTTCTGCTCATTCGGGAGAGTGAAGGGCCGAGGCCGGACACTTACGTTCCGCACCACGGAACGCCGCTACGGCTGCGGAATGCGCGGAGGTTCCGCGCGCGCCAAGCTCGCCCGCGCGGAAGTCCTCGACAACAAACACGTCCCGCCCGCCTACCTGCGCGCCTCCGCCCGACAGCGACTCGCGCTCCTTCAGGGACTGATGGACTCCGACGGCCACGCGCTCAAGCGGCAGGCGCAATGCGAGTACTGCTCGACCTCCCGCGCGCTGGCCAACGGCGTCCTCGAGCTGGCCCGCTCCCTCGGCCTCCGCCCGACGCTCTCCGAAGGCCGTGCGCGCCTGAACGGCGTCGACCACGGCCCGAAGTTCCGCGTGATCTTCACGACCGTCCCCGGACTGGACGTCTTCTCCTCGCCCCGCAAACTCGGCGCCTGCCGCCCGCGCTCGCTCCCGCTCTTCCGGTCAGTCGTCGCCTGTTACCCCGTCGCTCCCGTCCCCGTCCGCTGCGTCGAGGTCGACTCCCCTTCCCACCTCTACCTCGTCGGGGAGGGAATGGTCCCGACCCACAACTCCACCTGGCTCGGCGCGCTCCAGCACGTCCTCGGAACCGACTACGCCGACAAGGCCCCCCCGGAACTCCTCCTGGCCAAGCGCGGCGAGCACCACCCGACCGAGCTCGCCGACCTGCACGGCAAGCGCCTCGTCTCCACCATCGAGGTCGGGGAGGGCCGCGCGATGGCCGAGGCCATCGTCAAGGAGATCACCGGCGGGGACCTGATCAAGGCGAGGCGGATGCGGGAGGACTTCTGGTCCTTCGAGCCGACCCACAAGGTCTGGCTCGCCGCCAACCATAAACCGGACGTCCGCGGCACCGACGTCGGGATCTGGCGCCGCATCCGCCTGATCCCGTTCTCCGTCGTCGTCCCGGAGGCCGAGCGCGACCCGGAGCTGCCCGAGAAGCTCCGCGCCGAGGCGCCCGGCATCCTCGCCTGGATCGTCCGCGGCGCGGTCGCCTGGTTCGCCGGCGGGCTCCGGGATCCGGAGGCCGTCCGGGAGGCCACCGCCGAGTACCGCTCGGAACAGGACGTCGTCGGGGAGTGGATCACCGACCGCTGCGCCCTCTCCCCCCACGCCGCCGCCTTCGCCTCAGACCTGTACGGCGACTACAGGAACTGGGCTCTCAAGCGCGGAGAGGACCCGCTGACCCAGACCGCGTTCAGCCTCCGCCTCTCCGAGCGCGGGCTCGAGAAGCGGAAATCCTCCCGCCACTCGGGCCGGAAGATCGAGTACCGCGGTATCGCGCTCGCGACGCAAGACGCTCACTGGTCGGAGGGTCCCGGCGAACGTAACCGAGAGCCGGGTGAGGAATGACCCCACCCGCTTGTGGAAAACGTGTGGAAAACCTCGATAGGGGGGGAGGGTTTGTTTTTTCAACCCTCCCCCCTCTGCGGCCGTTACCAGATAACGCTTTGCGCGAAACGGACCTCAGGGGGGAGGGTTTCTGGGGGGTTAATCCTGGGATCTCTGTTTTGTACGCCAGTATAACGTACAATTATACAGACTTAGTTTTACATATATACCCGGTTAACCCTCCCCAAACCCTCCCCCCTCAAGGCACATTTCGGCAACTGGCTACCAGTAAACAGCTTAAGTGGGGGGAGGGTCTGTTTTCCGAACCCTCCCCCCTACTCCGGAAGACTTACGGCGTTTCAGGAGGCCCGCTCACTTGATGACTTACGCGCGTCCGGACACTTGGGGTCGCGCGTGATCTGTCTACGGAGGTTCCAGTGACCAACCGCGCCCCAAGCCGCCCGTCCAAAGGCTCCCGCGCCCGCCGTGAGAATGACGACCGCGCCTCCCTGGTCGCCGCCCTCCGCTCCCGCGGCTGGCTCGCCCGCGTCGAGCGCCAGGACGCCATGACCCCTCCGGGCTGGCCGGACCTGATCGTCTTCGGGCCCGGCGGCGCCGTCCTCCTCCCGGAGCTCAAGTCCGGGGACGGGCCGCTCCGCCCCGCCCAGGTCGAGCGCCTCCGCCGGCTCCGCGCGCAAGGCCTCTGCGCGTTCGTCCTCAGGGACTTGGTCCGCCTGGAGGACCCGGAGGGGGTCGAGCTCTCTCTGGACGCGTTCCCGGCCGCTTTCCGGGTCGTGGTGACCCGCTTCCGCGCCGCCCGCGCCTACCGCGAGGGCGGACCGCTCCCGTTCCTGGCACCTGGAGGCGCCTGGAGGACACCCGGATGACACCAGGAGGAGGACCGTTGACCGGCTCGTTCCTGGACATGGCCGGCGACGCCGGGTTCCGATTCTTCCTCTCCCTGCTGACCGAGGCCGGGATCGAGGGAGCGGAGGAGATCGTCCGCCTCTCCCGCGACTGCGTCTCCCACTTCGGTTCCAGGGCTTCCGACGGCTACCCGAACCCGCTCACGGAACGCTGGTACCGGTCGCTCGACGCGGAGCTGCCGGACTTCGGCGTCTACGACGACGCCGAGTACGTTTCCGAGGCCTGGACGTGCTGGGCCGTCTACTCGAGGCGGTACCTGCGCGAGGTGAGGAAGAAGCGCCTGTTCGAGGTCGGGCCCGGGCGCGGCGTCCTCGACCTCGGCTGCGGGATCGGCGTCACGACCGCGGCGCTGGCCGAGATGTTCCCGGGCTCCGACGTCGTCGGGACGCAACTGCCCGAGTCCCTCCAGTGGAGGGTCGCCTCCGTCCTCGCGCGCAGGACCGGGTTCCGCCTCGAGGAGAGCGCGGCGGCGCTCCGCGGCTGGGAGTGCGACCTCGCTCTCGCGAGCGAGTACTTCGAGCACTTCGAGAGACCGATCGACCACCTGAGGGAGATACTCCGGAACGTCCGGCCGAGAGCCTGGCTGGTCGCCAACGCGTTCGGAGCTCGGTCGATCGGGCACTTCCGCTGGTACCAGTCCGACGACGGGCCGGTCGACGGCGGCTCTTTCGGCCGCGTGTTCGCCAAGGAGATGAGGGCCCAGGGCTACCGGAGCGTGAGCTCCGGTTTCTGGAACAACCGACCCGGCGTCTGGGTCCTCGCCGGAGAGGCCGAGAGGCCCGCAAGACAGGAGACGTCCTTGACCGAACCCGCCCCGCTCCCGTCCGCCCCGCGCGCCGACCTCCCGATCGAGGTCGTCCCGCTCTCCTCTCTCCGCCCGCACCCTCGAAACTACCGGGAGCATCCGCCGGACCAGATCGCCCACCTGCAGGCGAGCCTCCGGGCGAACGGGTTCTACCGCCCGGTGGTGATCGCCCGGGACGGGACGGTCCTCGCCGGTCACGGGGTCGTGAAGGCGGCCCTCGCGATGGGGATCGAGCGCGGGCCCGCCGTCCGCCTCGACCTCGAGCCGGACGACTCGCGCGCGCTCCGGATCCTCGCCGGCGACAATGAGGTCGCGCGTCTGGCGGAGATCGACGACCGGACGCTGACCGAGATGCTCCGCGAGCTCGCCAAGCTGCCGGCCGGCCTCGAGGGGACCGGCTTCGACGAGGCGCAACTCGCCGCGCTCGCGATGGTGACGCGCGGAGCGGACGAGCTGCCGGACCTCGACGCCGCCGCCGCCTGGGTCGGGCTTCCCGGCTACGAGGAGGGGGAGGACCAGCTCAAGCTCGTGGTCCTCTTCGAGGACGAGGCCGGGCGCGCGGCGTTCGTCGAGAAGATCGGTGCGACCAATATCTACCGGAAGAAGAAGACGTGGTCGGTCCGCTGGCCGCTCTCCGAGCGGGAGGACGTGGCGGGTCTCCGGTTCGAGGAGGCGCCGAAGACGTGAACCCGCGCTACCCGGTCTACATCCCGTCCGCGGGGAGAGCGGACGTCTGCTTGACGGCCAAGGCGCTCCTCAGGGATGCGGTGCCTTTCCTGCTCGTCGTCCAGCCGCGCGAGCGGGAAGACTACGCGCGCAGGTTCGGGGCGGAGCGCGTGGTCTGCCTCCCTCGGGACAACGATCCGGGAGCGAAGGACGGGCTCCTCCGCGCGCGGAACTGGATCCGTGACCACGCGGAAGCGTCCGGCGCCGCGAAGCACTGGCAGCTCGACGACAACATCTCCGGTTTCTGGCGGCGCTGGAAGGCGAGGAAGGTCCCGTGTGAGGCCGGGCTCGCGCTCCGCGTGGCGGAGGACCTCACGGACCGCTACGAGAACGTCGGGATCTCGGGCCTGAACTACTACATGTTCGCGCCGAACCGGTCGAGGGTCCCGCCCTTCTTCGTGAACGCTCACGTCTACTCTTGTACGCTCGTCAACCACGCGGCTCCGTTCCGCTGGCGGTTCGAGTACAACGACGATGCGGACCTCTGCCTCCAGGTCCTCGCCGGCGGGTGGTGCACGATCCTAGTCAACGTGTTCCTCGCCTGGAAGATGACGACTATGACCGTGAAGGGAGGGAACACGGAGGCGCTCTACTCCGGGGACGGGCGCCTGAAGATGGCCCGGAGCCTCGAGCGCGCCTGGCCGGGAGTCGTGAAGACGTCCCGCCGCTACGGGCGTCCGCAGCACGTGATTCGCGACGCGTGGAAGGGGTTCCGGACGCCGCTGATCCTGAAGCCGGGCGTCGACCTCTCGAAGCTGCCGGCGGTCGACGAGTACGGCGCGGAGCTGGTCGAGCGGAAGACGCCGAAGCACCCCGCGATCCGCGCCCTGGTCGAGGAGCACAGGAGGGAGAAGACGTGAGCGCGGCATTCGTACGTCGGCTCGCAGGTGTTATATTCGGGTCATGAGTCGAGAAGATCGAGAGGGTCCGGAGGGGCGCTGCGGCGCCGCGTACGTGATCTGTGTTTCCGGGAGACTGGAGACGAAGCGGGTCGAGCTCGGCCTGACTCAGGAGGCGGTCGCCGAGGCGTGCGGGTGGACGCACGCGCGCTACTGGGCGGTCGAGAACGAGAACGGGCGGGTCGAGCGCGCGACGGCGGACCGGATCGCGGCCGCGATGTCCGCGCTCGGGGGCGCGCCGGTCACGACGGCGGACCTCTTCCGTCCCGCGCCGAAGGACTGCCGCCGCGCGGCGGCGCGCTGACCGTGGCGAAGGGGATTCCCTGGGACCAGATCAAGCGGATGTTCGTCGAGAAGCGGATCGAGGTGCGGGCGCTCGAGCGGGAGTTTGAGGTCGACCATCAGACGATCGAGGTCCGCGCGGAGCGGGAGCTCTGGATCGAGCTCCGTGACGCCTACGAGGCGGGCCGGATGATGGAGTCGATCCGCAGATCTGCTGAGGATATGGACGTCAAGCTGCGCGGGCGGGTGCTCGACGCGGCGGACGCGATCGCGAAGGCCAAGAACAAGTTCCTGGCGCGGATCGAGGAGCAGCTCGACAAGGACGCGAAGCCGGAGGCGGTCGAGGAGGAGGAGGAGGTCACGCGGACCGGGCCGGAGGCGCCGAACTCGAAGACGATCGTGAGCGCGCGGAAGATGACGAAGCGGCGGAAGCCGACGGCGGACGCGCGGCTGCTCGGCGAGCTGTGCCGGCTCGAGGCGGAGCTGCTTCACGCGCTGGTCCTCATGCGCGGGCCGAACGTCGCCAACGCGGAACGCACCGTGGAGATCACGTGAGCGGCCAGAGAGAAGACGCGCGTCCCAGCCTCGCGGAGCTCGACCGGCTTCACGCGGAGACGGTGCCGGAGCTGAACGCGATTCCGTTCTCGATCCGTCGCCGGTCGTTCGAGGCGGCCGCGATCTCGGCCTGGCCGGCGGTGAGCGTGGCGCTGCGGGCGGCGCGGGAAGCCTGCGCGTCCTACCAGGCGCTGATCTCCACGACCGGCGTCGAGCCGCACCCTCTGATGACTCGCGCCGCGGCCGCGTTGTCGAGGTTCCGGGAGTGACGCCGTGGGAGAAGATCGGGCTCTCGCACGATGAGGCCGTCGAGTTCTACCGCGCGATGCGCTGGCACGAGTTCACGCACGTCTCGCTTCCGATCCTCGTCGTCGTTGGCGCGGTCGCGGGGCTTTTCATGATCTGGAAGTGCTGGAGGTCGGACGTTCGGAGGCTCAGCAAGTCATGACGCGCCGCGGGTTCGACGTAGGCAAACCAACCGGGCCGCGCCTGTGCAAGGAGTGCGGGAAACCGCCCGGCCAGTTCTGGCGCCTGTGGGGCGAGAACGACGTGGTCTGCCTGGATTGCGGGGAGCGGCTCGACCGCGCGGCGAACGCGCTCCGCGGGAAGCCGGTGAAGAAGTGAGCCTCGACCTGGAGATGCCGGACGCGGACGCGCGGCCCTGCCCGACGCCGGGCTGCCCGCAGCCCGCGCGCGGCGGGGAGATCTGCGAGAAGTGCGCGGCGGATGACCGCGCGGACCGGCGCGCGCTGGTGGCCGAGCTCAACGGCATCCGCAGGCTGATGGAGCTCGAAGTCCTCTGCGGGTCCATGACGCCGGAGGAGCGCGCGCGGCTGGTCGACGCCTACCGCGCGGACTTCGGCCTGGCGCCGGTCGACCGGAACCGCCCGGTCCCGACGCTCGAGAGGACGACGATTTCCAAGTGACCGAGCGCCCGATCCGCTCCGTCCTCGACCGGAACGCGGACCTGATCCGCGCCGAGCGCGAGTTCCGGGAGGCCGCCGCGGCGGAGCTCATCCGCGCGCTCGGGATCGAGGTCTCGCATATCCGCGGGCACGAGGCGGAGCGCGTCGTCGGAGAGACGGTCGACAAGGTGTTCCGCGCCGCCTGGAAAGCCGGGTTCGACGCGGCGAGGAGGGCCGCGCTCCCGATGCGCGTCCTCGAGGGCGGGGACGCGGAGATCGACGTCCAACTACTCGGAGTCGACCTCGTCCGGAAGAAGCCGATGGCGGTGATGTTCGCGAAGCCGGAACCTCCTCCCGGCCGACTACTTCACCCGGACGGTTCCGTGACGCCGGAGCGCGGGAGCTGACCTCCTGTGGGCTACACGCCGCCGCCGCCTCCTTCCCGCCCGCGTCCGTTTGACTGGAGGCGCCGGGAGGAGGAGGATCGGATGCCCGGCGGCTGGCCGCCGGACGGCCGGCCGCCGACGCGGATCGAGGTCACGCGGGAGGTCGTGGTCGCCGCGTTCGTGCTCGGGGTCCTATTCTTCGTCGGAGCCGGACGCCTGGTGGTCTGGCTGCTGGAGGTCCTGTGAAGATCGAGATCGTGTTCCGCGTCTTCCCGTCCGAGGAGGAGACGTCGGCGGACGCACTCCGCGTGGCGCGGGACCTCGACCGGGAGATAGAGGTCGCCCTCGGCGCGCGTGTCGTAATTGTCCTGCCGGAGGACGCGGAGGAGGACGTCGAGCTGAAGTTCCGGACCGCGCGGCGGTGAAGAAGAAGATCGAGGACTGCTTCCACTCCGGAGAGGAGCAGCCGGAGGGCGCGTGCAAGTTCTGCGGCTCGACGATATGGTGGCGGCGGCCGGACGGCGGCTGGTGCTGCGTCGTGTGCCACCCGGATCCGAGGACGCGCGCGCCGGCGAAAGAGAAACGCGAGTGAGGAAAGTCGCGGCGGGGCCTCGACCTGAAGCGTCTGGGCGACCATGAGCGATTGCAGGAAGTACGGAGGGACGGGTCGTGAAGACTCTTCGGGCTCTCGTTCTTCTGTTCGCGGCCGTGACGCCGGCGTTCGCCCAGTCGGCGCTCCTGGCGCTGTTCGACGTGACGCGGTCCTCGCCTCCGTTCGCCGATCGAGTACAGGAGATTCCTGGCGGGACGGTCCTGGTCCTCCCGCCCGGAGACGAGTTCGAACTCGAGGCGAACGCCTGGACGGTCCCGGGCGGGTTCCTCATTCATCCGCGCTGGTCTCGCGGGACGTTCTGCTCTCACCGGTCGGCGCCGCCGTTCGAGCGGACGGGGGAGGTCCCGCTCCTCGGGCAATTCGCCGGCGGGCGGGAGTCGTTCGGAGGCGGCTGGAAGGAGGCCGACGGCGGGCTGCTGCTCTGCTTCCTCTCCGGGTCTCAGACGCAGCCGTACGTCTCGACGGTTTGCGCTTGGGTTCCTGGGCTCCCGTTCGTTCTCTCGTGGAAGGTCCCAGGTCCGGCGCTCGTGGCCGGGACGCTTCACCCGGAGGCGCCGAGCCTGTACCTGCTCGACGCGCGTTTCGGGGAACCGCCGTTGTGGTCGCTGGATCTCCGGTCCGGTGGCGCGTTTCCCGTAGAGTTGGGCGGCGTTGGGCCTCCGGTCCATGGAGGCCGTTCGGTCTTGAGAGTCCGGCGCGAGATCTGGCTCGGCTGCGCCTGGAGCGGGAATGATCCGGGCCAGCCGGACGTCCAGCGGTACACGGCCGACGAGCTCGAGTGGCTCGGGCCGCTGATCGACCCGCGCGGTTATCAGGTCGTGGGCGACGCGATGACGTTTCACCCTCAGACGGGTGACGTCTTGGTTCGCTGGGGGCCGTTCCTCATCAAGCGGTTCTCGAGATCCGGGGGGCTGCTCGCCCAGATCAATCTCGGGTTCCCGGTTCACTACGCCTGGTCTGGGGCGATAGACCTGGAACACCTTCCCGCGTCGGACCGCTTCCTCGCGTCGTTCACGCCGGGAGGGAACGGGGAGCGTCATTCCTACCTCGCGTCGTTCGCCGCGGACTTCTCGTCTCAGGAAACTCCGACGAGGTTCGACGGCTGGAGGCTGGACAACGTTCAGGCGTCGCGGTGAGCGCGTCGGCGGCCGCCGCGCCGGTTCCGGCTCCGGAGGACCCGCGCGCCCACGTGTACCGCGGGTTGCTGAACGACGGGCCGCGCCTCGTCTCCGCGATCCTGAATGACATCGCGTTGGGGATTGAGTCGGACTTCGCGTTCGCTCCGGACGGGAAGCAGCGGGATGCCTACCTCGCCTGCGCCGACCGGCTGAGGCGGCGCGCGGAGGAGCTGGTCGAGGACGAGGATCGGGAGTCGCCGTCGGCGCGCGGGAAGAAGGTCCGGTGAGCCGCTGGGCGGAGTGGTTCTGGAAACGGTTCGACCCGAAGAACTTGAGAGGAGCATCAGACATGCCCGCTCGGAAGCCGGCTCGCAAGCACGACCTCGCGCGGCTCGAGGGAAGGAACTTCAACCCGGGGAACAAGTGCCCGGTATCCGGGCAGTACGCGATCGTGGACCCGACCGGGCTCAAGACGGAGTACGAGATCACGCTGAGCAAGGGAGAGCGGTTCCCGCCGCAGCGGAACGCGCCGGGGTCCGGTTACCGGCTTCTCGACGCGACGCGGCACCGGCGGGCGCGGAGGAAGACGTGAAGGACGGGAGCCTGTTCAAGAAACCGCAGCGGCAGACGTGGCTGGAACGCCGGTCCCTCGGGGACCCGCGCTTCGTCGATCTCGTCCTCTCGATCGAGCGCGGGCGGAACGGGATCGACTCGCCGGACGCGCGGCAGATCAGCGCGATCCGGCGTGAGTTGCTTTTCCGCCGGCTAAAGGATCGGGGCGCGCTCATCTACTGCGGCGGCAAGCTGGAGCAGGAACGGCGCGCGCGGAGAGCGGAGCGCCTACTCAAGTGAGGCTATTCCGGCCGAGAGAGGGGTTCCCGTACAGGTGCCTTAACTGTGACGGGACCGGGAACCGTCGCCGCGGAGACGGTTCCGGGCAACCGTGTCCCGTCTGCCTGTGTAGCGGGATGGTGACGAGGGCCCGCCACCGGGAGCTCGTGCACGAGCAGAGAGAGAGGAGGAGGTCTGCGTGATCTACCTCGCGAGCCCGTTCACGCATGCGGACCCGGTCATCCGCGAGAAGCGGTACCACCGCGCGCTGGACTTCCTGGAGCGGGAGCTGCGCGCCGGCCACGTCGTGTTCTCTCCGATCGTCTACAGCTTCACGATCTGCCGAGCGCGGCTCCACGATCTCGAGAAAGACTGGCCGTTCTGGCGCCGGGTCGACTTCGAGTTCCTCCGCGCGGCCGAGGCGCTGGTCGTCCTGAAGCTCGACGGGTGGGAGGAGAGCGTCGGTGTGCGGGAGGAGATCGCGGAGGCGGTCCGCTGCCGGATGCCCGTTCACTACGCGGAGCCTGGAGACCTCGGGACGACGCTCGCGTCGCTCGGGTTCGATCCGAAGTCCGAGGGCGTGGCGATGCCCGTGGAGATTCTCCGGATAGCGGAGGACACGGTCAATCGCGTGATCGCGGAGCGGGACGAGGCGCGCGGCTGGTGCGAGCGCCTGAAAGCGGAGCGGACGGAACTGGAACGGAAGCTCGAAGAGTCCCGACTGAACGGCGCCGAGCTGCTCGACCGGCAGTAGGGAGGTCCTCTCCGTGGCGGCGATCCATCAGCAGAGGCGGGCTCGCCTCTCGGACTTCCGCCGCGCTCCGGAGAAGTTCCGGATCAAGCTCCCGCGCGTCTTCGCCGACCTGGTCGGGGCGGCGGGGACGGTCGCGCTCGAGCACGCGGCGCTGAACGCGCGCGCCTTCGAGGCGCTCCTCGGTCTGGCGCTGTGCCGGAAGGGGCGCGCCGCGTTCGTCACCGTCGACGTCCCGCGTGCCCTGATCCTGATCCAGGAGTGGTGCGACGCGCAGCGCAAGAACCGGAACCTGCACACGGCGCGGGTCGACCTCCCGGGCCTGGCCCTCTGGCTCTCGGACGAGCCGGGCCGGATCCAGGGGCAGGAGTTCTCGCTCGTGGCGGTCGCGGACGCGCACCTGTTCGACGAGGATCCTCTGACGCGCTTCGGGCCGCGGCTCGCGGGCGCGGACGTGCTCGTCTCCGGCCAGATCGCGCCGCGCGGGCACTGGTTCTACAAGCTCGCCCGCGCGGAGGGGACGAGGCGGATACGGCTGGACGCGAGGACGGTCGCGGCCGCGTTCCCGGACCAGGAGCCGCACGTCCTCAAGGCGGGAGACCCGCGCTACCGGCGGCTGATGGACCTCGAGGACGTCAAGGTCCGGGAGCTGCCCTTCGTCGGGTTCGCGAGGAGCCGGCTCAGGATCAGGACGGACCGCCCGCTCGAGACGCTGACCCCGCTCCAGCGGGAGGGCGCGGTCGAGGGCCCGGCGGATACGGACAGCGGAGGGAGCGTCTCGAGGATCGTCCCGTTCGACCTGACGCAGGTCCAGAAGCGGTACCTCGCGCTCAAGCGGTTCGCGCGCCGGAAGGGGTTCCGCAAGTTCCTCCTGCTGAAGTACCGCAAGGGGGGGTTCTCGACGCTGGAGCAGGCGCTGTCCTACCGGCTCTGCGTCTCCCGGCCGCGGACCTACGCGGTCACGCTGGCCCAGACGGCGAAGGACACGGAGCAGATCTTCCGCATCGCGAAGACGTTCCAGGAGACGGACGCGGAGCCGGTTAACCTGCTCTCGGAATCGAGGGGCGCGCTCCAGTTCGAGAACAAGTCCCTGTTCTTCATCGGGACGGCGCGCGCGGAGGGGTTCTCCCGCGGGGACACGCTCCAGCGATTCCACGGGAGCGAGGCGGCGTGGTTTTGTCCCGGCCCGCACCAGCAAGACGATGTCGACCAGCTCATGGCGGGTGTGCTGGGAGCGGCCGCGCGCGGGGAGGTCGTGCTCGAGACGACGCCGAACGGTCGCGAGTGGTTCTATAACAAGTGGACGGAGGCGAAGAAGAACCCCGCCTTGTCCGGCTGGTACCCGATCTTCCTCCCCTGGTTCGAGGATCCGACCAACATCCTCCCGAGCGGGACGTTCTCCGAGGAGGAGATCAGGGACACGCTGGACGATGAGGAGCGGGCGCTCGTCCAGAAACACCAGCTCTCGCTCCCGCAGATCGCGTTCCGGCGGAAGATCAGGAAGGACTTCGGCCGGCTCGCGGGTCAGGAGCACCCGGAGGACCCGGAGCTCTGCTTCCTGACGTCCGGGCGCTGCTTCTTCGACGTCGAGGTGGTCTCGAGGCTGCTCCGCGTCCTCCCGGAGTACGCGGTCCGGCACCTGGCGGGCGGCTACGAGGTCGAGTGGGCGCCGCCGGAGATCGGGGTCGAGTACGTGGCCGGCTGCGACACGAGCGAGGGACTCCTCGGCGGGGACCCGAACGGGGTCGGGATCCTCCGGCGGGACACGGGCGCGCAGGTCGCGGCGATCCACGGGACGTTCAACATCACGGACCTCGCGGAGCACGCGGTCCGGCTCTGCCGGCGCTACAACGACGCGCTCCTCGGGGTCGAGCGGGAGAACCACGGCCACGCGGTGCTCCTGAAGATCATGCAACTCGGCTACGGGGACCCGCACTTCCTCGGTGGGCCGCTGTTCTATTTCCTCCCGCGCGCGGCGGAGACCGCGAGCTGGAAGCGGCCGGACCTCGACGCGATGAAGCTGGCCCGTCCCGGCTGGGACACGAACAGCGCGACGCGCCCGACCATGCTGGTCGAGATGGCCGAGGCGATCCGGCTCGGCGTCTTCCCGGTCCGGGACCGGGAGTTTCTCGGGGAGTGCCTCTCGTTCCGCCTCCAGTCGGACGGGAAGTACCGGGGGGACGGGGGAGCCCACGACGACGCCGTGGTGAAGTGGGCCATCGCCTGGCAGATGCGGAAGCAGGTCCGGCTCCGCCCGGACGTGCTGATGATGGACGTGCCGTTTTTCACCGGCGGCGCGCGCGTTTGACTTGACGCCGGGTCCCCGGGGCTATCCAATGTCCGTCGGAATCTCGAAGTCCTCGTAACTGAGAAAGTCAACCACTCCGGTTCCGGGTTCGCGGTCGTGGGGTGTCCTTGGGCGGTTTCCTCGATCTCCGCGGGAGAGAGGACCTCGACAGTCGAGCTGGGAGGTGCCTCGTGCCTTCCCCGCTCCTGGCCGCCGCACCCCGTCGACCCGCTCGTTTCCGGAGCGGTGCGTGACCCCGCGGCAGAGCGCGGGGCGCGCCTTCCACAACCAGCCGCCGCGCTGCGCGGTCAGGTTCCCGTCTCCGGAGACCGGGCCTCGAGCCCGGACCGACCGGCCGCCCGCCGCGCGCCTCGACGCGCTCGCAGTCCTGGCGTCCGGGCGGCGGGAGATGTTCGGGGCGCGCGCCGGATCCGAAGCGTCGTCGGAACCGCCGCGCCGCGCGCCGCCCGAGCAGAAGAATCGTAGTCCGTCCCGGGGGAACGTCGGCCGGGGTCGTGGGGTCGCGGCCCATCTCGCGGCCCGTACCCGATCGTTGGGGACGAGCCGCCCCTCCGAGCGACCCCGTGCCCCGGGCGCGTCGAGGCGCGCGCCGTGATCCTCGAGAAGAACGGGCACCGCCAGAACGGCGGAGCCGGAAAGGGTCGCCGGCGCGCCGGCGAGGGCGGCAATCGCCTGAAGTGGTTCGGGTCGCTCCTGGACGACTGGTTCGGCGGGCTGTTCGGAGGCGCCGCCGGCGCCGCGCTCCCGCCCGAGCTCAAGGCGCGGGATCCCTACTCGAACCACGCGTGGGTGTTCGCGGGCGCGCAGGCGATCGCGACCGCCGCGATGAACGCGCCCTTCCGCGTCTACGCGGAGGACCCGCGCGAGCCAGGCCCGCAGCCGCGCGCCGGGAGGAAGCGCGCCGCGATCGCGCGACTCCACGCGCGGGCGACGCTCCTCCGCGCCACGTCCGCCCAGGCGATCGACGACCACCCGGTCGCGGTCCTGCTCAGCAACCCGAACCCGTACCAGCACGGGGACGACCTCTGGGCGCTGACCTTCCTCTGGCTGGTCGTTTGCGGCGAGGTGTTCTGGGTCCTCGACTGGGGAGAGATCGGCGGCGGGCCGCGTGTCGGCGAGATCCCGGAGCGGGTCTGGCCGCTCGGCCCAGAGAGTCTCGAGCCCGTCCACGTCGGCGGCGGGAAGCGCGGCGAGCTGGGCGGTTGGCGTCTCCGGTTCCCGCCCTACCTGCCCGGCGCGGAGCGGCGGGTCGAGACGTTCCTCGATCTCGAGGAGGTCGTGCAGTTCAAGCTGCCGAACCCGGCCGACCCGACGCGCGGGAAATCAAAGATCAGCGCGGCTGCCGAGGCGGTCACGACGGACCTCAAGCTCCGGACGCACGAGGACCGGATGTTGTCGAACCGCGCGGTCCCGGAGGGCATCCTCGAGTACGAGGGAGTCGGGGTCGATCCGGATACGCTCCGCCAGCGGTGGGAGAACCGGCACCGGGGACCGGAGAACGCCGGCCGAGTCGGGGTTCTCATCGGCGGGATCAAGTACCACCAGGTCGGGCTCTCGCCGCGGGACATGGAACACCTGAATACGCGGCGCTGGGACCGGGAGGAGATCCTCGCCGTCCTCGGGGTCCCGCCCAGCCTGCTCGGGGTCACGGACGTCGTCAACTACGCGACGGCGATGGCCCAGCTCAAGATCTTCTGGGAGAACACGGTCCTCCCGCTGCTCAAGCGTCTGGAAACGACGCTCGAGTTCTCCCCGCTCTTCGGGTTCGAGACGGACCGCCTCTTCGGCGCGTTCGACCTGACCAACGTCGAGGCGCTCCGGGTCGGCGTCTCGGAGAAGATCGACCTCGCGCGGAAGCTGGCGGAGGAGCCGCTCCGCGCGCCGCCGCGGGTCGCCTACGACTTCGCGGGCGTCGACGTCAACCGCTACCCGGGAGACGACGTCGCGCTCGTCGGGCAGGGTCTCGTCCCGACCGACGTCGCGCTCGAGCCTCCGGAGTCGGTCGAGGACGAGCCTCCGGTCGAGGAGGAGGACGACGCGCCGGCGCCGGCGACGGTCGCCCGGCGGCGGGCGCGGCGGAGGACCTGGGGAGAGTACCTGTCGCTCCACTCGCCCGTCGAGGCGCGGATGCGGCGCGCCTACCGGAAGTGGGTGGCGGAGGCTCAGGAGGAGGTCCTCCGGGCCTTCGACAAGGTGACGCGCGCGCTCGACCCGCGCGTCGCGCTCCCGCCGCTGGCCGCCCTCCGGGCGCGCCTGAAGACGTACGCGCGGCCGGTCTATGGCGCCGCGCTGGTCGAGACGTTCGACTTCGTCTCCGGGGAGATCGGGACGCAGACGGTCGAGGTCGACGACCCGCGCCTGACGCGCTTCTTCGAGTTCCGGGAGCGCCGACTCCTGGACACGGTTCCGGCCAACCTCGAGCGCCGGCTCCGGTCCGCGATGGACGAGGGGCAGCGTCAGGGGGAGACGGTTCCCCAGCTCCGGGCCCGGCTGGCGCGGGAGTTCTCGCTCGCGTCCTCGAGCTCCAAGTCCCTTTCGGTCGCGCGGACGGAGGCGACCGGGTTCGTCAACGGGGCGCGGGACGAGCTGTTCCGGATCCAGGGTTTCGTCAAGCACGAGTGGGGGACGGCCGGAGACGAGGCCGTCCGGGACACGCACCGGATCTACGGAGACGCGGGCGAGGTCGACCTGGGCTTCAACTTCATGGAACTGGTCGGGGGCGGCGGGGTCCTGGAGTACCCGGGAGACCCGCGCGCGCCGGCCTCAGAGGTGATCGGCTGCCGCTGCTTCGCGACGCCGACGTGACGGGAGGATCGAGATGGTGACTCGCGGGACGCCGAAGGGAATCTACGTGGTCTCGTTCGACTTCATCCCGACCACGGACCTGGACGACCTGACCCCGTACCTCGCGATCCGGAACACGAGCACGAACCGGCGCGTCCTGCTGCGCGGGCTCCGCGCGCTCCTCCGGTTCGGCGGGACGACCGCGATCACGTTCTCCGTCTTCGCGCTCCGGCGCTTCGTCGGGGCCTTCGCGGCGACCGGGACGCCCGCGGCCGTGGCGATCGTTCCGGAGTCGCTCAACTCCCGCTACGCGGAGGCGACGATCTCGGACGTCCTCATGCGGAAAGAGGGGCTCGCGGCGGGGACGGCGGTCCTCAGCACGAAGTCCCCGCTCGCGCGGCTGGTCGGGGCCGACGTCGGCTACGTCGCGGGAGACGGGTACGCGCCGGCCGGGCCGAGGGAGTTCGACCTCGCGCGCGGATCCAGCGAGTCGGACCTCTCCCGCGTGATGGACATCCCGCCTGCCGGGGGCGTGGCGATCTGCGCGGACGGGGCGGTCACGGCCGGGACGCGAGTGATCGGCGAGGCGGTCCTCGAGGAGCTGCCGGACTGACCGGCGGAGGGAAAGAAAGCGTATGGACGGGATCAAGAGCCGGGTCGCGGAGCTGCTCGCCGGGTTCAAGTCGGTCGAGCCGGTCGCGACTTTCCAGGTCGAGGAGGCGCGCGCCGGCGGCCGCTCCGTCCTCCGGACGGACGGGCCCGGCGGCGAAGGGTTCCCGGTGCTCGGAAAGTCGGCGCTCGTCCTCAAGGACCCGGTCCAGCTGCCAGGCGCCGCGGAGCTCCGCGCGCTGGCGACGGCGCGCGGCGTCCAGGATTGGAAAGACGAGTGGGCCCACCCGGAGACGGGCCGCGTGGTCCCCTACCTGGCGAGCGATGAGCGCGTCGACGGGGAAGGGGACATCGTCCGTCAGGACTGGGCCTTCGAGCGGTTCGCGGGCAACCCCGCGATGCCGCTTTCCCACGACTGGGGCGGGCTCCCGATCGGGAAGCACCTCGACTGGCAAGTCATCGTCCGCGAGGGGGCCGACTACCAGGGTCCGGCGCTCCGTCTCTTCTCGATGTTCGCGCCTGCGGACGTCTCCGCACGGGCGGACGAGGCGCTCCGGCTGGTCCGCGCCGGATTCATGCGGGGCGGCTCGGTCGGGTTCCGGTCCCACGAGCCGCTCCACGTCAAGGATCCGAAGGAGCGTGAGCATCTCGGACTCGGGAAGCACGGGATCGTCTTCCAGAAGAACGAGCTGATCGAGTTCTCCCCCTGCCTGATCCCGTGCAACCAGGGCGCCTACGCGCTCCTGGCCCAGCGGAAGTCCGAGGGCCGGGTCCGGCCGCCGGACGTGAACCTCTGGCGCGAGCTGCTCCGCCGCGCGGCGGTCCGGGACGCGGGCGCGCGGGACGGGTGGGCGGAGCAGGACCTGCGCCTGTTCGTGATGGCGCGGACGCTCTGGCCGGCGGAGCGGTGGGAGAAGGCGACGGATGTCGGGCGTCCGATCGTCGAGGACTCGGCGCCGGCGGCGGCGCCGGTCTCCGGGAACCGCGTGGTCGTCGTCGGGTCGGCTCCCGCGCCGGCGCCGGAGGTCCGGGACTTCCCGGGGCTCCTCCGCGCGGTCGAGAAGCTGGTGGCGGAACGGGCGGACCGGGTCGAGTCGCTCGTGGTCGAGGGACTGATCGGTCTGGGGCAGCAGCTCGAGGACGCGAGGGAGCTGCTCGAGCGGGCGGAGGTCGCCCGCGGCGTCGAGGGAACGGAAGCGCGTCGCGAGCCGGCCCGGGGATCAGTTTCCCCGGACCCCCGGGTCGCGGGTCTCTTGTCCAGGCTCGCGGCCCTCGATAGCGCCGCGGCGGGTTCGGGAAAGCAGTAGGCCAGGAGGATCAGATGGGCGAAACCAACGGATCGGCGGTGCTCGATCCCGTCCAGACCGCGCAGTTCCTGACGCGGCTGGAAGGGTTCCTCGGCGCGGGAGGCGCGTTCGACAAGACGCTCGACCGCCTCGCGAAGCTCGAGGAGGGGCGGGCCGTCGACGGGAAGAAGACGATCGAGGAACTGGAGAAGATCCGCGCGCAGCAGGAGGCGATCCAGAAACTCGTGAAGCGGAGCTCGGGTCCCGGCTTCTTGCCGGGGATGGAAGACGCGCCGTTCTCCCTGCACAAGGCCTTCCTCGTGTCGAAGTACGGCGTGGACTTCATCAAGCGCGAGACCAACGGCAAGGCCGACTGCTCCCACGAGTACGAGGTCATGCGCGCGGCCGCGCAGTCCGCCGGGGACGACAAGTACGGCGGGTTCATGATCCCGATCCAGGTCCTCTCCGACATCGTGCCCGCGATCTACACGCGGTCGGTGATGATCAACCTGGTTGGGGAGGGGCAGCAGCGGGTCCGGGTCATCCCGAACCTGGCCGGCGCCGAGGTGAAGATCCCGCGCTTCTACGGCGGGCTGCTCGCCTACTGGCCGGGCGAGGAGGACGCGATCACGGAGAGCGTCGCGAAGTTCGGCGACGTCTCCCTGATGCCGCACAAGATCGGCGTCCTGTTCCGGATGACCGACGCGCTCAAGCTGCTCGCGATGCCGGGCATCGACGCGCTCCTCCGGACCGACATGGCCCGGGCGATCGCGAAGAAGCTCGACTACGCGGTCCTCTACGGGACCGGCGGGGGCGGGCAGCCGCGCGGCGTCGTGCACACGCGCGGCGGCGGCGGGCAGACCGGGCAGGGGATCCACGTCTACTCGGCGCAGTCCCGCGGCTCCGGCGAGCTCGGCGTGGCCGCGCTCGGGTCGGCGCCGTTCCAGGCGGACTGGAACGGGGCGTCGGTCACGTTCGACGTCCTCTCCGACATGAGGCTCGTGCTCGAGGAGAACGACGTCGACATCGAGGCGGGCTCCGCGTTCATCGGCGCGGGGCGGACCTTCACCCAGCTCCGGCAGCTCAAGGTCGAGGCCTACGGGTCCCAGCCGGCCGGCGACGGGCGCGCCTTCGTGACCGGCCCTCCGATCATCACGGACGAGGGGCTCGCGTCGGTGATCGGGCCCTTCGGCGCGTCGAACCAGATCCCGCGGGCGAACGTCCCGGGCGCCTCGGTCGGCGCTCCGCAGTCGGCCGGCGCGTCCAAGTTCGGCGACCTGTTCTTCGGGAACTGGTCGGAGGTCCTCCTCGGCATCTGGGCCGGGATCGGGATCAGCGACGACGGCGGGATGGGCGTCGGTTTCGCGAAGGGCCAGACCTACGTCAAGGCGCAGATGTTCTGCGACGTCGGCGTGCGTCAGCCCCGCGGGGTCGTCGTCTGCCCGGACATCCAGATCACCCCGTAGGCGGCTGGCGGGCCGCTCGGAACGTCATAGGCCCGGCCGGGGAACGGTCCCCGGCCGGGCGATCGGGAAAGAGAAAAGAAACCGCTCGAGAGAGCACGAACGGAGTTCAGAAGATGAAGGGCAACGTCCTCAGTCAGCACGTCGTGGTCGCGACCGCGCTGGCGACCCAGACGGTCGCGGCCGCGGGTACCGGGACCGGAGCGACGCTCAGCGAGCCCTGGGACATCGGGCGCCAGGCGTCGGTGCTCCTCCAGGGCGGAGCCGTCGGGGCCTCCGCGACGGCGACCTGCAAGGTGGAGGGCCAGAAGAGGTCCGACGGGAACTGGGAGGCGCTCAAGGACGGAGGCGGCACGAACGACCTCCAGTTCCCGGTCGCCCGGCTGGCCGATTCGGGGGGCGCGATCGAGAACGGGGCGCTGATCGGGTCGATCAACCTCGCGGACGTCAACGCGGAGACCTACAAGGCCATCCGCATCGTGTTCGTGGCGGCGGTCCAGGACTACCTCGTATCGGGCACCTGGATCATCTCCGACCTGATCCAGCACCCGAGCGGGCAGGCGGACGAGCTCTACGGGCTCGCCCGCGTCGGAGTCGCCCAGTAGGCGGCCGCGCGTGGCGGCGCCGGATCTCCGGGCGGAGCTGGCGGGGGAGGACCTCCTCCGGCGCTACCGGGTGATCCGGCGCCTCACGTGCGAGGAACGGAGAGCGAAAGGGCTCCCGCCCTGACCGCAGGGCGGGACGCCCCGTGAGGGCGGAACGAAGACGGAGACGGAGCGGGAGTAAGTGGGCCAGTTCATCGACCTCGTCGCCGCGACCGGGTACCTCAAGAGCGTGGGGAAGTTCCACGCGACCGTCCAGGACGGGGTCACGCAGGCCGAGGTGGACGTCGAGGAGACCAAGGCGGAGTCCCGCGTCCGGCAGCGGCTCGCGGGGCTCTACAGCCGCGTCTTCGAGATCGACGCGGAACTGGACGTCGACGCGCTCCTGGACGAGCTGGACGTCCGCGGTCACGGGCTCGCGCTCAACGACAAGGTCCGCCTCCGCTCGAACGTGACCATGCCGGCGCCGCTGGTCGCCGGGACCGTCTACTACGCGATCCCGGTGGACAAGGACACGATCCGGCTCGCGGCGACCGCCAACGGCGGCGCGATCGACCTCACGGCGGAAGGGGAGGGCGATCTGGTGATCGAGCGCGCGCTCTGGACGACCGCGGCGGAGACGCCGACGACAGTCCGGGACGCGGCTGAGCTGCTCGCGTCCGCGGCCGTGCTCCAGATCAGCTACTCGCGCGCGGCGAAGAAGGAGAAGGGCGTCGCGGAGGCGGCCAAGAAGTTCGAGGAGTCCGGCGAGGCGCGGATCGAGGAGTGCGAGGCGGCGCCGTTCCTGGTCCTGGACGACGGGTCCGCGCAGATGAAGCTTGGGACGGGCGCGCCGACGTGCGCGTCGGAGGTCTGACGTGCCGGGCCTGCTCCGTCTCGAGGTCAAGCTCCCGTCCCGCGCCCAGATCGCGCGCGCCGGAGAGAAGTTCCGCGACGCGCTCGCCGCGACGCAGGAGTTGCGGGACGCGCTCCGGAAGACGAGGAACACCCACATCCGGCGGCAGGTATTCGTCACGCAGGGCGGCGGCGGGTACGCGCCGCTCGCGAAGTCCACGCGCGACGCGCGGAGGCGCCGGAGCGGGCGCTACGCGCTCCCGCCCATCACGACCAGCCTCATCGGGGTCTGGACGGGAGAGTTGCTGGAGAACGCGACCGGGCGCGGGCCGCTCACGCGCGACGAGGACACGAAGAACGGTATCCGGCTGACCACGCGCTACGTCCCGCTGCTGGTCTTCCACGGGGGGCGGAAGGACGGGAGCCAGCCGGCGCGTCCTGTCTTCGACGGCCCGCGGCTCGAGCGCGAGCTGGCCCAGACGTACGCGCGCCACGCGAAGGGAAAGCTCCGTCGTGGCTAGTACGCTGACGACCGTCATCAACGAGCTGGTCGATCTGATCCTCTCCTCGACCGGGCCGGTCAAGGCGTTCGTGGACGAGTTCGGGCTGACCGCCTGGCCGGACGGGCTCTCGATCCGGCGGCCGACGGACAAGCCGACCCCGGAGGACGACCAGGCGGCGCCGGACATCCGGATCGAGCTCCGGCACGCGGGGAGCCGGATGGCCGAGGGCGGGATCGTGGGCGGGACGCTCTGGCGCCCGATGCGGATCCTGGTCGTCGGCTCGATCTCGCCCTCCCTCGACGACTTCAGCGACGACCTGCTCCACCAGTACGCGGAGGCGGTCGCGCGGGCGATCCGGAGTTTCGAGTCTGGGCCCTCGCCCACCATCAAGGCGATCCCGTCGATGGAACTGAATACCGGGACGCAGGGAAAAGAGGACGACTGGCCCGAGTTCCAGCTCCTCCTCGAGATCACTTTCGAGCAGAACACGTAGGAGGAAGACGAGATGCCTTCCGGTTTCGGACGTTTCACCACCATGGGCGGGACGAAGGAGTCGCTCTACGGGGACGGGCGCGGTTTCGACCCGATCTCGGTCACGTTCACGGGCGGCGGCAGCCCGAACGTGGTCGTCGTCGGGCACGGGCTCCGGGCCGGGCGCGGCGTGATCTTCACCGCCGGCGGCGGGCTCCCCGCGGCCCTGACGGGCGGGACCCGCTACTACGTCGTCTCCGTCGTGGACGCGGACACGTTCACGGTCGCGGCGACGAAGGGCGGGACCGCGATCGCGATGGCGTCGGTCGGGACGCCGCCCAACACGGTCACGCCGGACCCGATCGTCCTCTGCGTCGAGAACGACGGGTTCGGGCTCTACCCTCAGCCGTCGTTCACCGAGGTCGTTCGCCAGGTCGGGAGCCTCGAGGCGCCGGAGCGGCTCGCGACCGAGTACAACGTACAGGGGACGATCCGGGTGATCCTCTACCCGGACAACTCGGCGCCGGTGATCGACGCGATCCTCCGCCGGACCAACTCCGAGACGGACTCGTTCGCGATCAAGCACTTCTCGGGGATGGGAACGGACACGACGCTCCTCAACGTGGGAGCGAAGGCGGGCCGGGTAACCTTCAGCGCGGAGCGGGGGGGCGGGAACCCGGACATCCTCTGCGCGGTCGACTGGCGCGCGCAGAAGGACAGCGAGGTCGCGAACCCCGCGACGCCGGCTGCTCCGGTCCTCCCGGCCGCGAAGGGGTTCACGTTCCTGACCGCCTATTTCGAGGCGCGGGACGACACGGCGCCGGCGCCGGCGGACTCGCTCGTGAGCTCCGCGCTCGCGTTCACGATCGTGGTCGACCAGGCGCTCCAGCAGCAGGGCCGGGAGGTCGACGTCGACGGGAGCCCGACCGACGCCGGCCGCATGAAGTCGCTGGTCACCGGTCTCGCCGCGGGGATCCAGCGGGTCAGCGGGACGTTCCGGATCAACCCGACGAACACCCGCTACCTCTCGATGATCCGGAACCAGACGGTTGGCCGGCTCCGCGTCTGCGGGTTCCACCGGACCAGCCGGCTTCTGAGCACCGTGAACAACCTCGCCGCCGGCGCGACGACGATGTTCCTCCCGCTCCGGCAGACCGCCGGGTCGGGCGTGTTCACCACGGCGTTCGCGACGGACGACTTCCTGACGTCGACCAGCCACGGGCTGCAGAACGACCAGGCCGTCACCGTCCAGACCACGACGACGCTCCCCGCGCCGCTGATCGCGGGTCTGACCTACTACGTTCGCGACCGGACGGTCGACAAGTTCAAGCTCGCGCTGACCAAGGGCGGCGCCGCGATCGACATCACCAGCGACGGGACCGGGACCCAGACCTGGGTCCAGTCCGTCGGCGGGGCGGGCGGGATGATGGCCGGGGACACGCTCCTCCTCCGCGCGTCCGGGACGCCGGCGAAGGCGGAGGTCATCACCGTCGCCGCGATCGCGGCCGAGCTCGTCCTGACGGCCGTGAGCGCCACGGACGTGGGAGACCTGTTCACGAAGACGGCTCACGGGCTGGTGAACGGGCAGGCCGTGGTCCTCGCGGCGCCCCCGGCCGGGTTCACCGCGAACACGACCTACTACGTGATCGCGGCCACGGCGAATGACTTCCAGCTCTCGCTGACCGTTGGCGGGAGCGCGGTCGCGGTCACCGCGGACGGCAGCGGGATCACGGTCACCACGCTCTCGGTCGCCCTCACGATCCAGGGGCGCGGCGCGGGTAACGGGACGCTCTACGCGTGGACGGCGGCGTCCACGCAGATCTACAGCGTCGCGATCGAGCTCTTCGTCCCGTCCTTCCAGGTCACGACGGCGCCCTTCGCCGGCGGGCCGGGAGACATCACCAGCCAGGAGGTCGCCTGGGAGGCGGAGGCCACGACCGGCGTGCAGCCGATCCTCTGGGCCGTGCCCCAGTCCTCTCTCTACTCTTGACCCGGTCCTGACCTTCTTCCCTTAATTCGGAGGCGAGAAAGATGGCGTTCAGAGTCCCCGTGGGGACGCGCGAGTCCCCGATCGAGATCAGGTTCCCGGAGGGGGCGAAGCCGGAGGACCAGGCTGTTTTCCGGTTCCGCTCCTGGACGGCGACGGAGCTGCTGGACTTCCGTGACCAGGCGTCGACCGAAGGAGCGGACCTCGTCCGGCCCGGGCTCGAGCTCGTGCACCGGCTCCTGGTCGGCTGGGACGGGGTCCTCGACCACAACGGGAAGGCGATCGAGTTCTCGAGAGAGAACGTCGACGTCCTCCCGCTCCAGGTCCTTCAGCAGCTCGCCGGCGCGGTCGCGGCGGTCCTCAACCCGGCTCCGGACCCGGTCGTTCCCGACGCCGGATCGGCGGACGTGCTTCCTCTGGGCGACGCGCCCGGAGGGCAGCGCCCAAACTGAGGAAAGACGAGTGGAGGTCCTGGCTCGACGCGGGGATCGCCTCCGGCGCGCCGGCGGGGCTTCTGCTCGTCATGTTCGCCCGGCGCCTCGGGATCTCGTCCGAGGCGGCCGGGAACCGGCCGGGTCGGGAGCTGCTCGACTGGCTCCGCTGGCAGGACGCGTACCGGAGGCACGTCGCCGAGACGGTCGAGCGGGCCGTGGCCGCGTCGAAGGCGGCCTACGGGGACCGGGCGGACGTCACGGGTACGCGGATCGTGGCGCTGCTTATGCTGATCGCGGAGGCGCTGGGGTACTGACCGATGGCTGAGCCGTTCGACGTCCTGGTCCGGGTCCTCGTCGACAAGCCGGAGGAGGCTGGGCGGACGCTCCGCGCCTTCTTCGGCGGCGTCGAGGCCCAGGCCCGGTCGACGGCGGCCGCCATCCAGCGGGCGACCCAGGACGCGCTCAAGGCGCAGTCGAGGATCCCCGAGTTCCCGAACCTGGCCGGCGCCGCGGGGCGCGCGGCCCAGGGAGGGTTTCGGGCGCTCTCGCTCGCGGCGCGGGAGTCGGTCGCCCCGGCGGTCCGGGACATAACGCGCGGGCTCGAGGAGGCGTTCCAGGGCCTCGGGCGGAACCTCGGGGGGCTGAACACCTCCGGCGGCCCGTTCGGCGCGCTGGTCAACGGCGCCGCGTCCGCGGTCGCCATCGCGACGAGGCTGGTCGCCAACCTCGGGGGCAACGTCATCCGGGCGGGCGGGGACGTCGCCTCCGGCCTCCTCCGCCTCGTCGGAGGGATCGTCCCGCTGGCGGCGCGCCTGCTCTCCGCGATCGCGCCGCTCCTGGGCGGGATCATCGGGAGCGTCTTCACCCCGGCGCTCGGCCTGATCGGGCAGGGGCTCGGGCGCGTCGTCGGGGGCGGGCTGACCGCGCTGGCCGAGATCGCGAAGACGGCCGTCGGAGCGGTCGCGGAGGTCCTCCAGGGTCTCACGCGGATCGCGGCGGGCGTCTTCGAGGGGATCGTGCGCGCGGCCGCGGCCGCCTTCGAGGCGGTCGTGTCGATCGCGGTCGGCGCGGTGAACCTGATCTCCCGCGCCCTCTTCGGTCTGGTGGACGTCGCGTCCCGCGCGTTCGGCGCGGCGCTCGGGTTCGCGACGAAGTTCGCGCTCGGGGCCACGGCGGCGGTCGGCGGGTTCCTGGCCTTCGCGGTCAAGGGCGCCGCGGACTTCGAGTCCGGGTTCCGCCGCGCGCTGGTCTCCCTGAACAACGTGACGCCGCAGCTCCGGCGGCAGCTCACGGGCCTGGTCGCGGACGTGAGCGTCCGGTTCAACGTCCCGACGGACGAGGTGTTCCGGGCGGTCAGCCAGGCGGCGGACAGCGGGTTCCAGCCGGCGAAGGTCGGGATCGACATCTTCCGGCAGATCGTCGAGGAGGCGGTCAAGCTCTCGAAGGTCCTCGGGATCGACGTCGGGGCGAGCACTCGCCTCCTCTCGAGTACGCTCCGGACCTTCCCCAAGGAGTTCAAGGACGCCGCGGACGGCGCGGATTTCCTGTTCCGGACGCTGGAGGGGGTCAGCGACCTCCAGCCGAGCGAGCTGATCAACGGGTTCCGCCGGCTCGAGGCCTCCGGCCGCGCGGCGGGCCAGTCGGTCCGGGAGCTCGCGGTCCTCCAGCAGGTGTTCGTCTCCGCCGCCGGCGGGGACCGGAACACCGCGTTCCGCGCGCTCCAGCAGGCGATCGGCACGCTGCTCTCACCGACGCGCGCGGAGGCGGAGGCGGCGCGGACCCTCGGGCTCGAGCTGAAGGACGCGGCGGGGAACGCGCGGCCGCTGCTCGACATCCTGAAGCAGCTCGCCTCCGTCCCGCCGGCCAACGTCAAGGAGATCTTCGGGGAGCGGCAGGAGCTCATCGGCGTCGCGCTGGCGCTCCAGAACCTCCCCGGCATCCTGGACGACGTCCAGGAGGGGTTCGGGAAGACGGGCAAGAGCCTCCGGGATGCGTTCCGCGAGTTCCGGGAGGGGAACCTCTCTGAAGCCTTCGGCTCGTTCGTCAAGGCTGTGACCGGCTCGTTCAAGCAGATCGGGGAGCCGCTGATCGCGCCGATCGAGCGCCTCTTCACGCGCCTGGCGGCGACGATCCAGGGCGCCGTCCCTCGGATCCTCGAGACGCTGAACGTCGAGCCGTCCGCGCGCGGGCTCGTCGATCTGGTCGACCGGACCTTCGACCGGATCGACTCGTTCGTGGCCGACTTCATCAAGAATCTGCCCGGGTACGTCCAGGACGCCAAGGAGTTCGCGACGTCGTTCGGGGAGAAGTTCGACGAGGTGGTCGCCTTCGTCGACCGGGCCCGCGGCGTCGTGGTCGAGTTCGGGAACAAGGCCTCGGCCGTCTTCAAGGAGATCTCCGGGCTCAGCTTCGGGGACGTCTTCAAGGCGCTCCGGGCCGGCCGGCCGGATCTGGTGTTCGATGCGCTCCGCGCGGCGGCCCAGCAGGCGTTCGCGTCCGTCGAGGCGGTCGGGATCCGGGCCTTCGACCGGATCCGCGTCGCGATCCGGGACGTCCTCCCGGTAGTCCGTCAGGTCGCCGTCAGTATCACGACGGGGCTACTGAACGCGGCCCAGGAATCCGCGCGCGGGTTCGCGCAGGTCATCGCGCCGATCGCCAAGCTCACGCTCGGGTTCGACCTGATCAAGAAGGGGAACCAGCTCAGGGAAGAGCTCGGCCGCGAGGGTGTCCAGACCAAGGGGTTGACCGGTACCCAGCTCCGATCCCAGGCACTCAACGTCCTGGAGCAGCGCGACAGCCCGCGGCTCCTGAAGGCGCTGGAGGAGTTCGCCGGCATCCAGGACACCATCAAGGGGATCGAGCGGCTCAAGACGGCGGACCTCGGGATCGACAAGGCGGCCCTCGTCGTCGGTTCCGCCTTCGACAAGCTCTTGAAGATCGTCGACGAGAGCGGGTCCGTCACGGCCGCCGGATTCGCGGACGCGGACCGGCGAGAGGCGGAGGCCGCCGAGGCGCGGAAGCGGATCGAGGCAGCGATCAGGGGGCTCGATCTGGCGGCGCCCGGCAAGGCTGCGGCGGACGGCGGAACCACTCCCGGGGACCAGCCGCGCGTCCGGCCGTTCGGCGCCGCGGCCGCGCCGCCGCGCGAGACGTTCCGGGAGGTCCTCGACCGCCTGTTCCCCCAGGGGAATAAGGGCGGCGCCGGCGCCGGCGGGGTGCCCGCGCCGACGGCGGAGGAGCGGCAGGCGCAGCAGGCGCTCCTGGACAAGCTCACGGAGCTGACGACCGCGGCGACGCGCGGCCTGAGCGCCGCCGGCGGCGGGTTCCAGTCGCTCCGCGGGGCGCTCGAGTTCACGCGCGGCCGCGTCTTCGGAGAGGACGGCCGCGGCGGCGGCGGGTTCGTCTCCGGACGGCGCGACCGCGCGCGCGCGGACCGGGAGGGGCAGGAGGGCCTCGCGCCGGGGACGCTGGAGCGTCTCGGGCTCCGCGGGAACGTCTCCGAGCGGCGTCTCGAGCGCGCGCTGGAGCGGCTCCGGACCGACCAGGCAGTCGGGTTCCGCGGGCCGCAGGTCGGAGTCCCCGGGACCACTCCGTTCGGGAGCGTCGGGGGGTTCTCCAGGCTCGCTCCGGGTCTCCCTGGCGGGATCTTCGGTCAGATCGGGCAGTTCCTCGAGTCGCCGCAGGCGAAGCAGTTCCGGGAGCTGACGGCTCGGATCGAGCAGGCCGGGATCGACGTCCGCGACCTGACGCTCAACGCGGCCACGCTCCGGCTCGAGGGGACGCTCCCGCGGACGGACCTCGTCGCGAAGGGCGAGTTCCGGACGCCGGAGGGGGACAAGTCCGAGCTGCTGGTCGAGCGGCTGGTCGCGGGGCTCAAGAGCGGGACGGTCGAGGCGAAGCGGGTCGAGGGGGTCGAGGCGCGGACCTCCGCCCAGCCGGCGACGTTCGACCTCCTCCGGCGCGTGCTGGGCGCGGCCGAGTCCGGCGCCGCCGCGCCCGATGAGCTCGGGGTCCTCCGCGGGCGGAGCGGGGAGGCGGAGGAGCAGGCGAAGGTCCTCAAGGAGATCCGCGACCTCCTGAAGGCGGCCGGCTTCGCGCTCCCGCGCGCCGAGGGGAAGCCGGAGGAGCGGCCGGCCGCGGCGGCGCCGCCGCCGGCCGCGCCCGAGCGGCGTCCCGGCGCCGAGCCGGCGCCGGCC